TACTTAGGAGTTACTGAACTTCCATCTACTTGTACAGCAGAGTTATAGTAAGCAGTAGCACCATTAGTGCATAAGAAAGATACACAGATTGAGTCACCAGTAGCTAACAAAGTATTAAGCGATGTACCGCTAGAAGCTCTAAAGTTAAGGGTAAAGTTACCGCTTGCATTGGTTGTGTAATACAGTACCGATTGAGTGGTAACATCAAAGTTAATAGTGCCTGTAGAAGCTGTTGCTGAGATTGTGGCAGGCTCATTGATATTAACTGTCTTTAGCGCACCAAGGGCAGAAGTACCATTAAATGTCTGTAAGGCTGTAAAGGTTGTAGCAGTAGCAGGAGCTACATAATCTGTGCCAGCAGTAGCAGCAGTAATAGCAGAAGTGCCATTACCTTTAATAACACCTGTAAGAGTTGCTGCGCCTGTACCGCCAGCTGCCACGGGTAAAGTACCAGCAACCAACACAGAACTTGACGTCGAATATATTGCGTTATTAGCGGCAGTAAAAGTAGTTAAGTTAGTACCGCCATTAGCGGTAGCTAGTGTTCCAGCCACAGTAACAGCGCCACTAGTTGCCGAACTTGGTGTTAGTCCTGTCGTGCCAAAAGTGATAGTACTAACCGCCGCTCCAACACCAGCTAAAAGTGTAACAGCTCCTGCACTATTTTTATAATAAAGTTTTCCGTCGTTGGTGTTAAGAGCCAGCTCACCAGCAACAAGATTCGCAGCCAAAGGCACTGCCGCACCTGTTGCGCTGTAATATAACGAAATGGGTGTGTAGCCTGAAGCTGCCATGATTAAAATCCTTTTGAATAATTATAAGCTGAAAACATTAGAAAGTACCTCCAGAAATACCACCGATTGCGGTTAATATTTTGGCGACATAAACACCACCAGCAACAGTTAGTGCGCCTGTAGTTCCTGTTTGTTCAAGTGTTCCAGGATGTGCAACTACTGCAGTTGCTCCCGTACCACCTATTGTTAATAATGTTGTAGCTCCTGCAAACGCAGTAAATGTAGTAGAAGCAGTAGTTATACTTGTTGTAAACGCTGGAGACGTTCCGAACACTAAAGATCCAGAACCTGTCTCGTCAGTTACCGCAGCCGCAAGGTTAGCACTAGAAGGAGTACCAAGGAAGGTTAAAATTCCAGTGCCTGTTGTTGTTGTACTAGGAGCAACACCAGCCCCTCCACCAATCATTAATGCATTCGCTGTTAACAGAGCTGATGTAGCCCATGTTGTACCACTTGAGAAATAAGGGATACCGCCTGAAGTTCCTGCAACCGTCAAAGCAGGAGTTGTTGTTGCTGTTGCTACAGAAACAATTCCACCTGTAAAACTTACAGAAGTAACAGTACCTGCATAAGTCGTACCCCAGACAGGAGCGCCAGAAGTCGTTGCTTGAAGAACTTGACCTGTAGTACCTGCGGCAGTTGATACAGGAACTGCACCTGCACCTCCTCCGTAAACAATTCCGTATTGAGTTAACAACGCAGAAGAAGCTAAAGTTCCTGTCGCTGTATAAGCTAATATTCCACCACTAGTACCTGCAGTTAAGCCTGTGCCACCATTAGCGACAGGTAAAGTACCTGATACATGGGTTGTAAGTGCAATTTTTCCATAACTAGGAGCTACACCAACACCACCAGAAATAAGAGCATTACCTGTTGCAACATCAGCTAACTTTGACAATATGCCCGTGGTGCTTGCGTAGATAAGGTCGCCAATTGCGTAAGAAGTAATGTTTGTTCCGCCATTAGCAACAGCCAACGTCCCCGCAACAGTCACCGCTCCTGTGGTTGCCGTAGCTGGAGTTAATCCAGTTGTACCAAAAGTAATCGAACTAACACCAGAACCAGCACCTGAAAACTGAGCCCAAGTGATTGCTGTTGTCCCCAAAGTACCACCCGCATCACTCGTACATACCCAACCAGTGTCAGCTTGGGTTGTTCCTTGTTCGACAAAAACATAAGCACCAGGAACTTGCGCCCATGTGTTCATGTCACTCGAGCGAGTCCAAGCACCTGCGGCAACGTCATAAATTCCATTGTTTTGTGATAGTGTTTGATTTTTAACTAAACAACGATCAGCTGCAACTAATGCAATTCCGTCAATTGTTTGAGTACCACTCAAGGTAATATTTACTGTTGTCGCTGCAACTACGGAAGCTTTTGTGTCTAATCCTTGTGCAACTGTGTCAACGTAAGTCTTATTTGCAATATCGGTGCTTGCAGAAGGAGTAGTGCTAATTGTGCCTGTTGTTAGCGTTATTGCGTTAATTGTAGTATTTGTTGCACTAGTGATTTGACCTTGCGCATTTACTGCAATTACAGGAACGACTAAAGAAGAACCATAGGTAGCGGCGCTAACTCCTGTCACGTCAATACTTATAGTTCCTGTAGAAGTAATTGGACCGCCTGTTAGACCTGTCCCCGTAGCGACTGAAGTAACTCCTGAGCCAGAAGCTAAAGACGTCCATACACTGTTTAAATACGCTTCTAACAGACCTGTAGTTGTGTTGTAACGTAACACTCCATTCGTTGGAGAGCCAGAACGCTGTAAAGTTGTTCCAGAAGGAAGTGCTACACCGCCAGTACCAGGAAGAGTAGGGTCACTCGAAATTGAAAGAGTTGGGTTTCCACCTATACCCGTACCATTAGCTACATCAATCTGACTTGCTGTACCTGTTATGGTCGCTGAAGTGATAGCACCCCCAGTGGAAAGAACCACAAGACCATTAAAACTTGCATTAGCAAAATTTAAAACTTGACCAGATAAAGCAATAACAGGGTCACCCGATACACCATCACCATTTGTGATTGCTAAGCCATTACCTGATATCGTAATTGTTCGATTTGTGATAACTGTCGAAGAGGTTTTAACTTGAAAACCATTACCAGAGTTAACTAAAGACAGTAATGCACCTGTAGAAGTTACGTTTAATACGCTTTGAGCGCCACCGTCAGAAATTGCTAACCCGTTCGTAGCTCCTAGATATCGACTATTTGCCAGAGTTGTTTCGTTATTAACAGTTAAAAATGTTTGCGTTAAGCTTGGGCTACTTGTAAGAGCACTAACAGTTGTTTGTACTGTCTGTCCATTTTGAACAATCGGTACTAGCTCTGTTCCTGTGATGGAAGTCGGAGCCGAGGGGAGTTGAGAAATTCTTACATTCGACATATTAATTAGCTTTCTTCATTCTTGCAGCTAGCATCATTTCTCTGTATTTTTGAGTTCTCCAAAGCAAACGTATATTTTCTTTTATTTTAGCCTTATGCTCTTCTGTTTTTGGTTTTTTGTTAATACCTTTTAAAGAAAGAGCTCTTACAGCTACTCTTTCAGGAGAATCTTTTCTTCCTGTTTGAGCTTTGCTAAGCGCAATCTTATGCTCTTCTGAAAATTTTACACCTTTTTTAGCTTTTGAAATAGCTCTTCCGACTTCAGGAGGAACAATTCTCCCTTTGCTTCTTTCTGATACTTTTCTTCCAATTAGCTTTCTAGTGGCTTCATCATTAATGATAGCCTTCCCAGCGCATCTATTGTAACAAGTGTTTAAATTTTTCAGAAGTTCTCTGTTTATTCGAATCTCTAATTCTGCACAATCTTTAAAAAATCCCTTTGTAATTATTTTACGAGAAAAATCATTAGGTCTTTCTTCATATGCTTTTTTCATGTGTTTAGAAGAGCAAATATACCCATCTTCTTCATGACCTTTATGAACTCCAACATATACTTTTGAAGTTGTCTTATCAGACCAGCAGTAAACGAAAGAATTGTTCATGGAGATAAAGAGTCTAAGTTTCCATCCAAATCATCTTCTGACGTTTCAGGAGCGATTCCTGATTCGCCTTCAGTGTTAGGAGGAATAGATTGATTGGGATCGTTAACGATATTCGGGTCTGTCGTAATTGCATCTTGATTCTCAGCAACATCTGCGTCAGGTCTAGGAAAACGGATGCTAATCTTCTCAGATTGCCTTGCTGGCAACCTATAGGGGTCAAACTGATCTGAGCACCCGTCACCGCATACTCGTATTGCGGGGATATTCCCGTCTGGGCGAATGTCTGAATAGGCGATCTTTCGTTTGCATCGATCACAAATCGCGATGCTAAGTACGCTGTTTCCGAGAGTGTTAAGGAATAATGGCATGTCATCTTGTATAGTAGGAAATATTTGGAGCAAAATAAATCGGAGATTTGTCTCTTTCTTCTTGCTCTGCTTGTGACCAATACTTTTCAGCTTGAGCTTCACAATAAGCAATTCGAGTTGCTTCTACACTAGGTAATTCCATTGACATTTGATGAGCAAGCATGTTCTGAATGGCTAGATACCAGCGCTGTGGGATTTCTATTTCACCGCTTAATGCCCCTACATCTTCTATTTGCCGATGCAACCAAAGTTCAAGCTGAGGTTGTATGGAGTTCGGCACAGGCCACAGCTCCATGTTTGGTTGCGGAATTGTTCGGTTAAACCAGTACTGCAATGGGCGTAAAGCCTGAAAACTTCGGTTAGGTAAGCTAGAATAATCATCACGATTCATACGAGCCATGTTAATTGCCATTGGCATGGTTCCGAATACAACCTGATAGAAACCCATATTTACACCAGCAGTTTGAAGAATTCTCCAATAGGGCTGTGTAGCTGAGGTTTCTAAATCATAATAAATCCAAGTACTTGCAACCCAAGTGGTCGCTGCAACACTTTCCAAAGTAACCCACGTTGAACCATCTTCAGAGTATTGAATTTGAATCGTAACAGAACCGCTAACAGCTGGCAAAATACCAACAGTCGTTATATAAACTCCGTTACCTGAGCCGTTATTGATGCCAATGTAACCTGTGTTTGTAGATAGCTGACAGATATCCTCACCAACACCGTCAAACGCATTAGCAGTAACCCCTGAAGAGCTGTTATACCCTGTGCTAATTGCAGTTAGCGTACGGTAATTTGCATTAAGAACGTCAACTGTGCCGACAGGCAAATAGTAGAAATTTTTGTCAGGAATCAACCCAACAATAACTTTGTTTATGCACCAGTACTGAATTCCTCTGTTTGCCAGATTGGACAAAAGGTAGTACAGGCTTTGTTTAGAGGCAGCGACTTGCTCAACTGTTAACTCTTCAGCCAATTTACCTGCACGTCTTGCCCCAGAATCAATTAAGTTCTGTACAGTGATAACTGTTTGTCCGACTGTGCCACTTGTGCTCATTTCACCACCCTGAACAATTCCATCGTTTTAAAGAAGCTTTAGCTCTCGGTGCATCTCCTTTGGCATTGTTAACAACACCGCTCATTCTTGCGCAGAATGACTTTTTACGACCTTCTTCCTTTGCGGTTTTAGGATGAGGAGCTGGCGCTTGTAAATGACTTCCCGTCGCTCTGTTCGCTTTTGCTCTACCCTTTGCAGTTAATCCTGCGCCTTGACTTGTGGGTAGTTTTTCTCCACGTCCTACTGATAATTGTACGCCACCATCTTTTACTTTGACAGTCTTAGCTGATTCGATAAACGCTTTTTTAGTCGGCGCACCCTCAGAACCAACCTTACGCATTCTTTCACCAGAACCAGCCTTAATGCGTTCTTGCTTTGCATGAATGTTGGCATACAGTCCACCAGAAGCCATTTTTTTATCTGAAAATAACTTCTCAACCATTGCTATTCGTTGGGGTTTTGTTGTTACTTTGCTAACAATCTTTTCTCTTTCTGGTTTAGTTTTACCTGAATCATAAAAACCAGACTGTTTCAAAGATTTAACTATTCCACCCGCATTCATTCTTTTATCTGCCCGTGCAAAATCTTTTCCGACCTTTGTGGGAATGCCAACTTTCTTAGCAAAAGCAGGGTTGTGAGCCACCGCTTCCATAAGATTGTGCTGAGCTTTGGATTTGCTAGGCATGAAATCAGCCTAGAGGATTAACATAATGCTTTTGCATTTCTAGAATCACTGTGTAAGAATCCCCAGCGCTTCCGTCCAAAGTAGTAAAAGAGACAACTCCAGTTTTCCCTGCACCTGCATTGTTGGTCAAACCACCAAACCCAGAAAAATCTTGCGTGTATTGTGTATTTTGAGGAATTGTTTGAATAACAACATTTGTAGTTGCATTCCAATTCATTTGCACTTCTAAACCATGTGTCAATGAAGTTACCTTAAGAATACTTACAGCATCACAAGCGCCACCAGCACTAGAAGCTGTTAAAGCTGAAGGTGTTACCTTTGCAACGGCACTTTCATTTTCTGTAGTACTCATTGATGCATAAAACTTCATAATAGCAATTCGCTCGCCATCAAACAGTGTTTGTGATGTAGCTGTAATAGTCATTTAATTCTCCAATTAAAAGACAGGAGCCGAAGCTCCTATCCAATTTAGCACTTAATCATTTTTCCGCCAGCCTTATGACCATAAGAACTGGTAGACATACCTGAAAAACCACCATCTTTATAACCAGCTGGTTTGCCGTTCTTAACATCTCCTGTTGATTTAGGGAGTTGTTTAGGGTTTTCGCCACAAGAAATATTGGAGATAAATTTAGCAGCTCCACCATCTTTATAGCCTGCTGGCTTACCATTCTTAACAGCGCCTGTTGATTTAGACAATTGTTTAGGATTTGCACCATTAGACATATTTGCTAAGAACTTAGCAGCACCGCCATTTTTGTATCCACCAGCATTGCTATTGCGAACAGCGCCTGTAGTCATTTTTGAATTCGCACGGGTGGCATTTAATCCACCAGCTAATCCACCAACCATGTCTGGACCTGCTTTGGGAGACATAGCACGACCGCCAGATTTAAGACCTTTATGACCTTTACTAGCTTTCATTCCCTCGTGACGTTTGAGCTCTTTTTCAACACGTTTGATCTCGTCTTTTTCATCACGCATCTCGTCTTTTGTTTCTACTTCTCCACCCTTTTTACGGAGTAAAGCAGCGGGAGGTACATTACGACGATCAAGCATAGGTGCGCCACGACGATCAGGCATAGCCATACCACGACGAGTAGGCATCGCCATAGGCATTCCGCGACGAGCAGGAGCTTCCATCATAGGCGCAACACCGCCCATTTGCATTTTTACTTTGCCACCTTTTTTGAGTTTTAGCTCAACAGATGGCTCAGTTGTTTCCATTTTAGGCATTGGTTTAAATTGTCCCATGGTCTTCTCCTTAAGCTTGTGTGACGCCAAAAGCGCCAGTACGGGTTGCATTTGGACCTGAAGCAATTCCAGGTAAACCGATTGCCATTACAAGACGCTTAATTCCATCAGTAGCACTAGACGGAGTATAAGTTCCACGAACATCGCCTGTAGTAGTTGTAGCGGTTGCGGTTGCGGCGGCTACGAAAGTTCCAGCGTTTTCAGCAAGCGTATTGTTCCAACCTGCACGAGCAATATAACCTGCATCAATACAACGAACAGGTAGACCAATTGCATCAGTTGTTCCAACTACGCAAGCTGTAGCAGAACCCGCAATTGTTACTCCAGAGATTTGATAAAACGCTTTTAGTCCAGCTACAGCAGTAGCGGCGATAGCGACAGTAATTATTTCACTCATTGCTTGTCCGTAAATGTCAAAACCACTAACAGTAAATGCACGAGCGGTGGTGGAACAATTTACTTTCAATGCGCGAGGACAATCTAATTGAATCACTGTTGTACCAGCTGCATTTATAACAGATTTAGCATTTGTACCAGCAGTTAGAACTAAAGCACCAGATGCAGTTGCAGTTTGTGAAGCGCAAACATTGCTTGTGTTTAGTGTTTGTGGAACAACATCAAATAAATAGAATCTGCCCATGGGTCCAACGCCCAGATCCATGCTCGTAGGATCATTAAGATAGGCATTGCCTGCACCGACAATTGTTGCACTTGAAGACGTTTGTGAAGCACTAATGGTGTATGTACCAGTGCCGCCAGAACCAGTAGCAAAAGCTGTTATATAGGCATTTGCTGTGGCTACTTGAGCTCCTGATAAATACATTCCAACTGTAATTGGGTCGCCTGAAAGCATAGCTGTTACAGTAAGAGTTGTTGTAGCGATAGATCCAGTAAATGTGGTGGAATTAGGATAGACTCCTGTACCTTGAAACCCTTGCGCTGAACCTAGAAATAAGTCATCTGAAAATTGAGGCATTGTCTTTCTCCTTGAAAAGCTTAGACATAGTTAATTAAAAAGAGATCGAGCTTTTGACTCGACCTCTTGCACAACATTAAACTCCTGGCGTACCAAACATAGCACGAGGATCAGTCCAACCTACCTGATAACGCTCGGTAGCTTTGTAACGCATACTATCAGTTTCGAAGTCACCTTCCATGGTCTTTTCTAAAGCACGACGCATGAGCAGTTTCATACCTTCTGGAGCGTCAGTTTCGACCCACCAGTTAGTAGCTGAAGTCAAACGACTAATAACTGATGCGCCTTCAGGCAACAATCCAATTGATTTAATTGGGTTGATGTCATTGTTAGCAGTACCAGTACGTAGTACGGATTTCAACAGAACTTCTGCTTGGAATACATTTCCAGGAGCAACAACTAATTTAGTTGGTTGCAAACGGATTTTCTTGCCATTGTTGTCAACAGCTTGACGCACTTGAATCAACATCTGTTCGAGTGAGGTCTGTGACAAGTTAGCTGCAGTATTTAACAAATTGCTAAATGTACCGCTAACAATCGGATGTGATGCGCTGTTTAAAGCAACACCGTCACCGCCAGTGTAAGAAGAGTTAAACGCACGATTCAATACGTTAGCGCATAACAGTTCTTTGGTTTCCACCAAAGATTGAGCTAAGTGCTTCGCATATACTTGACCAATACGGATGTGGTCACCGTCTTCGACTAGAACTTTAGTCAAAGCAAATGCCAAACCAAATACTTGGTAAACATAGCGTTGTAAGAACAGCACGCCACCTTGTTGATAGGTTACAGGGCTGCCATCAGGTAACTGAGGGGCTGCACCAAAACCATACAACACAGGTTCTTCGTGGTAGTTACGTGGAATACCCGATTGCTCACGGAAAACTGTACTCCACTCGTCAGCACGTTGGTCGTATACGCCATCAAATGCTTCATTTAGGATCGGTTCAACGATTGAACGGAAATCCGTACTTCTCATCGGAGCTGCCATGGTTCAATCCCTCCTTAAATGGCGTTAATGGTTGCAACGTATTGACTACGTGAGACTTGTACTTGCACTATCGTGTAAGCGTCGCCCCATGCGTTGTCAACTGCGTTATATAAGCCGATGATACGCATATCACCGACGGCGCTTGTTCCCGCCAAAGAAGTGGAAATCGTGCAAGCTGACAAACCAGTGGTCGTAGAACCAGCTGCGATGTTTGTAAAGTTTGCTTGATCACCAATCGATGTTTGGGCTAATGAACCATCTGCCTGAATATCATAAACAATATTTGGGTCAGAGTAGTAGTACGCTGTAATGCTTGTACCAGTTGTTGATGCTGGCCAATAATTCGACACACGACGACGACCAGTAGTATCCGTAAACTCAACACCTGCAAATGCACCTTGGTAGGCGCTACCTGCAGTAGCGATAATAATCACTCCTGATGTGTTTAAAGCGACTGGCTGACCTTTTAGTATGTTCGAAGCATAGCCTGACGTGATTCCATCAGCAAGGACGACAGCACGATCCAGCCCTGAAGGGTGGAAAGAAGGTCGCATGCCAAATGGAGCAGATGTTGCAGACATTGTTAACTCCTTAAAAAGGTTAATGAAAATTTTGATATTAGCTTTGTTCAAAGCTGCATTTGCAAAATCACCATATCGCGATTTTAAGGCTTACTGAAAGTATAACTGTTCTAAGCGCTAAATTTCTAGCGCTTATTATTTTTATTCAAATATTGGTGCTTGCTTAGATAAATCGAAATTCATCCCATCACCTTCAACTTGACCCAAACGCTTACCATTACTGTCTTTAGCGTTGAGTAGCTGATCTTGCTGAACCTTGATCTTTTCCTGTTCATCCATCGGAGCATTATGGTGCATTTCTGCCATGATCTCTTGATAAATTTCCATAGGAAGCTTGTAAAGCAGCATCTCATTACAAGCAACAAACCCCTCGTGTTCGCCTGCTTTCATCTTCATGTGTTCAAAGCCAGGAAGTTCTTCAGCTTTTACAGGAACATAACCCATGCGAATACGTTTGTGGATTGGATCGTATTGACTGTTCGAAGAAAGCCAGCACAAATGAAAACCCTCAATAGGAGGGGGAGTGGGCAATGCTTCTTGCATCCACTCCGAGCGAAACATCCTGCGACGCTCTTCAGATGAAACCATTTTTTCTTCAGGAGCAGCTCGTGATGAGTCATCTATTGCACGATTTTCACGACCTGCATTGTTGTTTTTCTTTAAACGATTATCCATCATTGACCTCGATTTTTATTAGAACGATCCCATTCGGCATACTTGCGAATGGCTTTTTGACGTAATTCAGAATTGTCCCACAATCCTGCTTCTTTCATGGCTTTGACACGGTCAGGGCTAAGCCTGAACTCATTGGACTTGGTTGTTGCCATCGTCTCTCTGCCTGAACTCGTCATTACCGACCTTGGTCTTTGATTTTTGGTACTGGGATTATTATAACTGGTATTATAATGTTGCGGCAAGTACTTTTTTAATCTTGTATCAAGTTCGTCCCAATAATCTTCAGAAGTTGGGTCAAATCCCTCTTCAGTTAGCTTTTTATCCACCATCTGAGCGATTTGAGAATCTTCATTACGACCATTCGGGTCATACCATGCATTGTCCTCCATCCAATCAGAAGCTAACCGCTGGACTTGAGGGTCTGGCACGTTAATATTCTGTTTTGGCTGAGTCATCTGCCGTGTCGCATGCTGTTTGATTGCTTCGAGAGACTCTAACTTACGCTTGGATTCATACCACATTTCCTGCGCTCTTGCTAGACCTTCTCCGTCACTACCAGAAACAGACTCTTTCATCTTCATCTTTGCGTATTCAACTTGCACGCCAGCGTCTTCAATGGCTTTATCAACTCGAGCCAACTCAGCACCGCTAGTTTTACGCTCTACAGAAGCCAAACGACCTGCTAATTCTTCGTTTTGTTTCTTGAGTGCAGTGATTAAATACTTAGATTCTGATGTTTTTTCACGATGAATCTGCTTTTTAAGCCTACGTTCTTCGCGACGAGCAGCACGGATGGCTTCTCGATCTTCATCTACGTCTTCGTTTTTACTTGTTTCTAATTTTTCTTCCTCATTTTCGTCATTTTTAGACGAATTTTCGTTAGAATCATCATTTTCAGCTTGTGGATTCTCTTCATTTTCAGGCAGCAATACTGTAGCGCCGCCGTCTTGCTCTTCATCCACTTGCATTTCCATCTTTTCTGTTGAATTCATGACAGTTTTCCTTTCAAAACTTAAATGAATGCTTTGATATCACGAGGGTCACCTGTAATTTTACCGATTAGCTCATGGTCATTGAAGAAAGTAAACAATGCGCTTCCTTTTGCCCCTTGTTCATCTGTAAAATCGACTTCCCAACGATCTCCACCCCACTTCGGGACTCGGACAAAATCTCCAACACTAGCCCAAGCACCTTCTGGCCAAGGTTGCATCGTCTCACGCATCTTAAAAGCGAGTGGTCCAATAGCAATTACCTTTCCAACCATGGTATTCCACTTCTCTGTTTCTTTTGTTTCTTCTGGAATATAAATTCCAGCACTAGTTACTTTTTCTTTCACAGCTCTTAATTGCACCAGAACTCGAGCACCATACGGTGCCATCAAAGGATCTAAAGTAGGGAACGCTTCTGCAAGCGTTTGCTCCATGTCATTCGACATTCTTGTTTTGCTCCTCAATTAGTAATTCTACAATTTGCAAAGCTTCTTGCAACCCAATACTTTGACCGACCAAACGCTGATAACTTTCGAAATTGATACAATTTCCATTTATCATAGCGTCAGAAATCTCCTGACGTTTTTCTTTGATTCGACCAATTAGCTCGCTGATTAGGTTCAATTAGCGACCCCGACCTGCACTTTTCCGCATTGGCATGACGATAGCAATTGTTACGCCTTTTGGACGACCGCCTTTTTTCAAACTAGCGATTTTTGCCTTACCTGCGTTAAAGTCGACACCTGCATTCTTTTTGTCGCCCATTGCTGGTAAATTTGATGCTGCGGAATTTGAAACAGCACCGCCTGAAGCATAGCGCTTTACACCACCACCTTTTTTCATTACGTTGCCTTCTGTCATACCCATTGCCATCTTTTTGTGGGCATTAATTGCTTCAGTCATTTCATTTCTCCTATGGTTGAACTTGCTGCATTGCTGCGGCTGTTTGTAACTGTTCTTGCTGTTGCCGTGCTGCTTCTTGCTCTGCTCTTTGCGCTTCAGCTGCATTTTGTTGCGCTTCGAATTGTCTTTCTAAGGTCAGCGTATTGATATCATGAGTTAGTTCAGCTGCCTTTATCTGCTCATCGGCAATGATTCTATCTTCCGCTTTTTTGCTATCAGCGAGTAGCTTTTGCGCATCGAGCTGAACATCAGCTTGATCTTTGGTAGCTTTACGCTGAGTTTCTGCCATTTGAGTTTGCACAATGGCTTGAACACTAGGATCCATATTTTGCTGAGAACCCTTCATTTGTTGCAGTGTTTGCAACATCTGCTGAATAACAGGCATAACCATCTGACCGAGTTGCTGTTGAGCGTCCAATTGCGTGTGTTGGTCTGCGGCAGCGACGAGCTTTTGAGCTTCCCGCATGATGGGTTCAACTTTAAGAACATTAAAAGGTCTACCCAAAGAAACACTAGCATAGGTGTCGACTTGGTTCAAATACCAAAGTGTTAAGTGTTGCTTTATATGCTCTAAACAAGCTGGCGTAAAGGTAGGCGCCAAAATCGGGTTAGATCCAAACACAGGATTAGCAGCATATTGCGTATGGGACAACAGATGCGCTAAATGGTCTTGCATAGGGAATGCACCGACGGGTTTTCCTAAAGTCATCGCTACATTTTCCAATGCAGGATTCATCTCTTTTACGTCTTGTGGGTCAGGCAATACCTCGTTTATATCGGGTAACTTGATTTGTTTGAGAATCCGTTTTTCAACAGCAAGTCGGTTATAAAGGTCTGGGTTAGCTTGAGCCCTCGCAGCTAAAGTCTGAATTTGCGCATAGCGTTGAGATTCTGCAAAAATATGCGGGTCAGAAACAGGAATCACATCCGCATTGGATCTGAAATCATCCTGAGAAATGGGTAGATCTTCTACCGCTTCAGCCTTACGTTGTTCGTCAAGGTACCACCGATTGAGCCTTGTGAGAATACGGAAAACCCTGCGTTGAGAGTCGTGCAAACGACTGTGAATTGAACTAAAGACTGCAGCGCCTTGTTCAATTAATGCTTGCGTCGTGCCGACGGGTGCGTTGCTTGTTATGTCTGCGATCTTCTCTTCGCTAGTGGTAACAACCCCCTTAGCTGCGTTAGTTAGCCAGCCAAGTAGCTCCATAAGCACAGGCGAAGGCTGATTGAACGGCAAGGGCATTGCAATTTTCCGTACGTCGTCAACACCAGGAGCACCCTCAATTTCTGTTATTTGGGTGGGTTCAATCGTGACGCTTTGTCCACTGATCTTTGCTCCTTTAAGCTTGAGCATCGTGGGGGCTGTATTAATATGAGCAGAATCCAATAGAGCACGCAATGCACCAGTAAGAGCAGCAGAAAGACCACCAATGAGATGAGGAAGACCGATAGCATAAGCCCCACGCCAAGGAATGAACTTGAATTCAATGAGCCAATCCAGCTTTGTATAGGTGTCATCGCCATCTTCCCAATTCCTGTATAAACCAACCACTGCTCGTTCATTTTGGTCAATCATCAAGATGTAAGGTGCTCGCTCGCCTTTAGAAAGTTTATCGTCTTCCAATTCGAGCCATGTGAATATATGGAACACTCGACGGATGCCGTCGACATTCGAGCTATTCTCTTTTTTACCTTCGATTTTGTCGTTGGCTTTTTCAGCTTTTGTTTGGTTTGGCTCTTCTGAGCTACGGTAAACTTCTAAATCTATATAAAGCTCGGAGCTGACACGGATATCGTATTGCTCTTGGGTTATATCTTGGACTTCTGTGACTCGCTCAGCAGTGTAAAAATTAGCTGCTGCAAAGGGTAAATAAACATTGTCGATAGGCACGAACTCAGCGCATGGGCGCTTTTTATAATCGTCGTACCACATCTTCATATATTGCGATCCACCGAGCGGCAACTGAGTTAACATTTGCTCTTCTTCATCGCGATATTCTTCAATCTGCTCTGTGAGCTGCCAGTTCATGTAGTCGCGTTTACGTTCCGCTTTGCTGACTTTTTCTTCTGTCACTTCGCCGATTATCTTGGTTTTTACTGGTCCGTCAGCGGGGAACAATTCTTTGATCGCCCGAGCTGCAAAGTCCACACAAGCTTCCGCCATGACAGGATGCACCACCTTGGAAGCACCCATGAACTGCGCCCCACCAGGAGCGTCATGGCCAAGACCTGTGCGTCGAAGACCTTCTTCATATTGCTTGTCTCGTTCTTCTCTTGCTTCTTTATCTTTTTCGATGAGGTCAAGATACTTCAATGCGACCTTGTCTAAGTCCCAGCTGTCGAGTTCGTCGGCTAGGTTTGCATAAAAATCAGGAGACTCGTCTGGACCTTTACCTTCGTCCATACGTACAATAGCTGAACCATCAGGGAGTTCTTCGACTTCGTCATCGTTGTCGAACAATTCAAAAACAGACTCTTCGCCTTCGAGTTCACTTTCGTTTTCTTCACCTTCGATAAAACGATTATAGTCCTGCGGAATTGGCATTTCTGGCATTATTGATTCCTTAGTAATTCGTAACGCATTGCGTCATAGTTATCTGCGAATGATACTCCACCGCCAGATTTAAAAGATTGAATTAATCCACCTGTTGCATGACCTTCTGGACGAGAAGCTTCAATGATCATGTCACGGAAAGTATCACCAACTTGATTAACAGAATTTGCAGCTGACTGATTGCCCATTGCTTCAGTTTGATCTGCATATTCGCGAATCAAACGTAAAATCTGTTGCTGATCCATGCGGTTAGATAAATCTTCGATTTGGTCACCGATTGATCCATACATTTCTTGCAGGTGATTTATATGCTCGTCTACAGGCATAGTGTCAATTGCATCTGATAGGAAGTTTACTCCCATGGGTCGTTGACGAATCGCTGGAAGTGTGTCGTTCGTGGTAGCTGGTAGACGGGCGGTTACTTCCTGGTGAACATCTGCGGGTAGATTATCAAGACGACTCTGCGCTATCTGAGTTAAATAATTTACTAATCTTTGAGCTTCGTCATAAGTCCTTGTGATATTTATTATATCAGGATTTAAATCATTGGGATTTTCATTTAGCGTTTCGATATAGCGAGTGAGCGCCGTTCTTCCTACAGGTAGATTTCTTATTTCTTCAGTTAGAAGATTTGTTAATCTACCGACTAATCCATTACGACCAGGAAGAGTCACAGGTACGATCTCGTCAGCAATATCTCTCGGAGCTAGTGCAGGGAGGAGATTCGTCTCTGCAAATATATCAGGCGGTCCAGCTTCACGACCTTCAACGTATCGACGCAATGCGTGGTTCAATTGCTCAACACCAGCAGGAGAATTTAAATTATAAAACTGCCTAACCTCTTGGTTATTCCTTGCCCCATCTGTTCTTGCGATTGCTACTTGGATTGCTCCAGGAGTCATGCGCTCTGCTTGTATAACTTGATCAAATGCTTGGTTTGCACCTGAGTGTTCTGTTGTGTAATAATCTCGATATGCAGCGGGGTCATTACCACGTGGCGCGAATTCCTGCAGTAGACGGGCATTTGGAGCCTGATTATTAGCCAATCCTTCTGCAATTATTCTTTCTGCAATCAAATTAACTACATCAGGAGAGTAGTTTTGTAAACCATATCTTGGGGGATCAGCTCTAATGACATAAGCAAGATTATCTCTTGTGTCTGGAGATCTATTAATTGTATCAACTATACTTGGATGACGAATACGAACCGATTCACTAACAATATTATAGGCTTGGTCTAAGTCTGCTTGAATAGGGTCGTTGAGTGTTGTTTCTAAATCATTGTTACCCATCTCACGACCTTGGGCTAGTCGTTCAGCACGGCTTTGCTCGCTCAATGCTCTGCGCTCATTCGCCAATGCATTGTAGAACGCTTCGACTTGATCTTCTTCTAAGCCAAATTGACTCGCAGTGACTCGTCCATTGTCAATATCAGATAGATCTTCTGTGACTTGATTGATTCGATCTTGGAGGTCTGGGTAACGATCATTTATCCAACTACGATATTCACGAATCTGTTGATCAGGTATGACAGCTGGCAACATTTCACGACTTGGGCGAGCTGGCAAAGGTGGAATGTCTACAATCTCGCCGTTGACTGCTTGCTTCAAATCGCTCATCGTCAAAAAGCGAGGAAGTTCGGCAAGCTGAGTCATTGAAACTTCATGCTCTGTTTTGTCGGTCATTCTCGCTAATGTTCTATTGGTTAAATTCTTCTGATCATAAAGATCATAGCCAGTCAACTCTGAACCTGTACCTTGAATCTCATCTGCTCGGCTGTTTAGGTAATCCCTTGTGGCATTGCGATAAATAGATTCTGGGGTTTTGTTTTTATAACCCGAGACGTAGCCTAAGTCAAATTTATTGTCACTTTTTTTCTTGAATTCAATCGTCACCGCTGGGTAACCTGTCGTTGCGTCACGGACTGAAGCAATTTGAGTCGAGCCTTTACGTACGCTGTCCACGTAACCTCTGTCATTCCCTGATGAACCTGTTGGAATTTCGCCAGTGATTGGGTCGATGATAGGAGTATGACCACGGTTTTCACCAGTGATAAAGTGCTTACGCCCTGCACCACCTCCGCCTGAACCTATGCAGTGGTCTAACATTTCTGTTTCAAAGGACAACCCCCTACGTATTTCTTCCAGCGGAGTTGTCTTATTAAACTCCACAACATTCGCATTACCGAATCGGAGATACTCTGGCGTGCTATTCACCCGCTCCTGCGAATAAGCATTTAGCTTATTGATCTTTTCCTTCGCAGCGATTCTCTTAGCTTCTTGTACTTGCGCACGGACGCCAGCTTTCTGACCCACGTGCTTTTCAAACGACATGTTGCTAATTTGATTGATGGGTAGCGCACCTGTTATGATGTCATGGACGTATTCCCTAGCAGCCTCTTCAATTCCAGCGCCCGACGTACCTGTACGAGAGAGATCAATCATTTTTGCTTCGTCAGGTGTCTTGGCTAATTTCGGGAACAGTTGAGACTCCACAAACGTCATTTCCCCTTTTAGCTCGCCAGCGGTTGTCGGCATGATGGAGTAATCTGACATTGTTTCATAAGCAGAAGCTAGTTGTAAATTCTCAAGTTGCTTTTCTAGCTTTTCAACTTCATTCACCTTTGCGGTGACTTGGTTGGACAGTCGAGCGAACTCAGGCGAGAGAACAGCGGGATCTTCTCCTGGATTTGTTTCGTTGAGTCGGCGAGCAATAGCGTTTTGTTGCGTCGACAATTCACGCTCTTGACCTTTTGCACTGTCGAGTTTCCATTCAGCAGCTGTTACTTTTTCAGAATACAATCCTTTTTCAGGGAAGCCAGCTTGAGTGCGACGAGTTTCAAGAGCGCTGCGCCTACTCGATGAGAAGTCATGTTCAATTTCTTGCAGCAGCATCTCAGGCGAGGAAGGTGTCAAACCTTTCTCAGCTAATTGGAGCAGCGGGTCTTCCTTTGTGCCTACGAACTTCTGCACGTAATTTGTAAATGGACCCTTGAGCCACTTATCAGCTGCTTCAACTCGAGCTTTGTATTCTCCGACAGAAGGTAAGTCTTTACCAGATGCTTTGGCGATCTCTTTGTTCTCTGGTTTAGCGACAAAATCCTCAAGGAACTGCATCTTATACTTGTTCTTTTCCTCAGGAGGGATGAGCTGTGACCATGCTTCGTTCGATTCACTTTTTTCTGTTGCTGTGGGGAACAGCCCTTGCACCCGCTCTGCAAAATATTTCGACCAGCCTTTACGGATTGGGTCTGGCACAGATTCAGGATTGATGAACTCATCCATGTAGCGGTTGAACTGCTCGATCGGTTGATCACGGAATGTTTGTGCATTGAACCTGAGTGCGCTTTCATTCACTTGAGACATCTGCCCATAGTTCGTGAGGTCACGAGTATTCACCCCAGGAAGATCTATGGGTGTTAACAATTGACCTTCGCCAGTGTTACGCACTGCGTACATATTTGTTTCAGGCAGAAAGTCGCTAACATACGGCACAGTGCTTTTGCCAGCTGCTGAGCGCCGAGCCAGCACATCACCGATGTCGGAAGCGACCGCTTCAGCCTTGACGCCGAGAGTTGGCTCGCCGAATGCATTTTGCCGTTTTGGTCCTCCTGATTGCGCATTACGGAAGTCTGGGGGAATTTCCACAATCTCATTGCCGATGCGTCGCATGTTGGCTCCCATGACACGCACGTCGTTAGGGGTGATGCCTCTTGCCCTCATGTTCCAAAGCTCAGGAACTGCGCCGAAACCCATCGTTGAGCCTGTGATTTTTTCAGGCAACCTCGCTACACCTTCCGCAATTTCCTTACCACCGAGCGAAGTCGGCTCATATTGCATCGCCTGACCTGCACCTTCATAGCCCATGCTTTTTGCGACTGCAGCTGGGAAGCCAGAAGCCATCGCCAAGGCAGCTTGCGGAATAGCGCTCAGTCCGAGTCGGTCAGCCAGCGCTTGCGGAATGTTTGTAGCGGTGCTACTTGGACGTGGTGGGGGTTGAGCTACGTAATGTTGCGGGACTTCTGATGCAACGTAAGGAACGTCTGAACCACCAGGACGAACAGGCATGCTACCTCTCTTAGCCAGCTCGTAACGCATTGCGTCGAGTGCGACGCTTTCAGAAATGTAGTTGCCTAACTCGTCATACGGCATAGGGATTTACTCTACGAGGTTTTGTTTCGTCAACGTACATATCGCTATTGTCTTCAATGTAATCAATAACCAAGAACCCAAGATCTCGTAAAATCCGCAACGCTTGCGTCGTGGAGTCTACCAAATCATCATGCCGTACCTCAGGGAACGAACAGATTTGATTGATGAAAGGCTCGCACCAATCCCTCGCACACCCTGCATTTTTACTCGACTCAGGCAAGTATACTCTGCCTTTTTGAATAATGGGGGAAATAATATTCAAACGCATCATCTTGTCTGCTTGTCCAGGATTGTAAGAGCGCACAGGCAGACCCGCACGTTGTAAGTCCTGAATCAAACTAATCCCTGCAGACTTATCTTCTATGAGGATCATATCGACTTTTTTGCCATTACCGAATTCATTCTCATCGCCATAGATTGAATCATATTCCTCGACGACTCGTGGGCGAAGCTCTGGGTATTGCAAGTATTCAGTCCAGCAGTCAATAAGCATAACTGACGTGGCTTTATCTTCGTTCGGCTTGAACACACCCCACACAGTGCACGCAGTCGGGTCGTTCTTGGTCTTGTCGCTTGTGGCGCAGTCGTAACTTTGCACGATGTACTGAAACTGCGGTAAGGTTTTATCAGCTCCCCATAAGCGGAACCAGTCACGCTTGACGATGCCACTTTCCTCTGGGTCGATTATCTCTGCGTAGATTTCCTGCCGACCGATCTTGGTACCTTCATACTGCAAGATCTGATTTTTGAAATTTGGAGCAAGATTGTCAATATTGTCGTACGTGCTGGCTTGCGTATACGCCACATCCTCGCCGTCTCTGTCGACCAAATCAACAATCAGCGGCTTGGGTTTTGGCGTGGAAGTGCAAAGAAGTTTCGGGTGCTGGCCGAGTCGCATGCCGAATTGAATCATGTCCCACGACTCGTCTAAGTAATCCCAAGCAGCCAACTCATCTAACCACCCACCATGGAATTGGGGTCCACGGAAGCGGGTTGGCTCTGACGCAGGGATGCCCTTTATGATCGAACCATTCTTCAACGTTAGTTCATTGAGTGAACTTTTGTAGTCTTGCACGATTTCAATCGGCACAACATTCATAATCCCCGAGTCGCCTTCAAAGCACACGTCACGAATGTCAGCCGCAGTCGGCGCAGAAACGAGTAAGCGGATGCCTTCGTTCTTCCAGCCTTCCCACCAAGTCCACTCTGCAGCTGCACGGGTTTTCCCTGCACCACGTCCAGCGAGCAATAACCAAATCGACCACCATTCATCTTTGGGTGGTAATTGATGCGCTTTTGCAGTACTGAGCCAAGCCACTCGTGCAAGGAATGCAGCCTGCTTTTCATCGCTCAATAGGGGAAAATTTTCCTGCGCTAATTTTATTTCATTAATCAGGAGCGTCATCGATTGTTTCAATTATTGTTGTTTGCTCAGCAATAACCTTGGAAGTTCGACCAGCCGCCAAATCTTTGCGCATTTCTACACCAAGCTCCAATGCATTCAAAATTTTATCAAAGGAGCGCTCATCCGCCACTTTTTTCGAGTCATCTGTTATAATCTGTTGTTGAATCGCTGTTAGCTTTGGATGAATGTAAGGCGCTAAGTCTCGAGCAATTGCGCAAGCTGCAATCTTTTCGTCCTTGTCCCAAAAATCTTTCATGGTCAAATACATCACCTCCAAAGGTGTCACAGTCATCATGTCGAGTCGTCCGAGTAAGCGCTCACGCATGTCTCGCTTGACTGCTGTCCCACCTTTCACCCTCCCGCCCCTGCGTTTAGGTGCTGTTACAACTGTTGATGTCTCCATTATTTGGTCCAAAAAAAAGTTGGAATAAATGAATTATGCCTTGGAATTTAAGAAAAGAAAATCCCCCCACAAAAGTTGTTCACTCAACCACTTCAAATTCATAGCCTGCATATGTCGCTTTTTTCTCAATTTTTAATTTTTTCCTAAACAATTGGTGCTTTGCTAAAGGCAATTCAAGTTTCAAAAAAGCCTCACACACGCTATGATATTTAACTCCATTAACCAGAACTTTATTTTTTGTTTTCGAAACATTCATATTTTTCTCCTTTTTGTCAAATATGAATTCTCTCTCTAAAATAAAAAAATAAAAAGCCTCACCTACATCCCATACCCCGCACACACCTCATCAGCTGGCGGAACTCGAGCCCAATGGATACAAGGGACAAATTTTCGCAAAAAACGACACCCATACATTTCGTGGGGTTAAGATCCGCCAGCACACTCCCCATTTTTTGACCCCACTGGCGGAACATAATCCCATATCCTGTATGGTCAAAACACTTGATCCGCCGCTCCGCCGACCCCCTAAGAGAAGAGGACACTGGCGGAACTCGGGGGGAGAGGAGTTCGCTTACGCTCCTCTCCCACCCCCTACGCTTGATTCCCATGCTGATAAAACAAAAAGCGGAGTGTGGCGGAACATATCCGCTAACCCATGCCCTGTATGGTTTCGAGTTCCGCCTGAGTTCCGCCGATGTTCCGCCAGTCATATCCCGCAGTACTCTCGGACGATCAAGCACACGGCAATGAACAAAAGTAGCCCCATTGCAAAAAAGATTCTTTCAGTATTCACTTTTAGCTCTAATCATACAGTCTGCCAATTCATAAGCCTTAGCAGCTAATTCAGCACTAGGGAGTGTTTTACTCTTCCCAACTAAGGAGTGCATAGCCAAAGCAGCAAACAGATCTCTTAGATGGTTTTTATCTTCTTCAATCATTTCTCCTGTGCCTTTCTTAGTATTGCCAAAATCTTTTTAAGCAGCTTAATAACCTGATCTTCAAATGCTGTCATTACATCCTCTTTATAAGATCCCACTTTGTTGTACACAAAACTTCCACAGGAATATCAGTCGCCATTGCTGAGTTACCAATCCGACGCTTGCCGTAGATAATTAGTGGTTGCATTCCACCTGCTAAACACTCATGGCTAGCTTGGATTGTTTCTTGACGGCTTAACGCTTGAACTGCTGGATCAATAATTAAAGTTTGGGGTGGCGCATTGCTGTTGTACTGAACACCTCCTGGAGCTTTTGGACCACTACAAGCGACTAACAAAAATACTGCAGAACTTAAAATTAACTTTTTCATAATAAATACTCCTATCTTGTATAAATTGGCATAAGTGGCATAAGTGGCACAATGTTCTGGGAAGTCGGCATGGCGGGTTTTGTGATTTCATTTTGCATAAGTGGCTGCGTTACTGTGGCTGGCGCAACACTAGCCACCCCCATGAGTTGCCCATAGTTGTTTGAATAATAGGTTTGATTCCCTATTGTGTTCGCCACTCCCATGAGTTGCCCATAACTCCCTGTGTAGTAGATCGTCTGTGCTTTGCAATTAACAACCCCAAAGCTAAATCCGACAAAAAATAAAATTGTTCCAACGATTAGATCTTTCATAATTCCTCCTTTTTATTAATAATATAAAACCCAAGATTTGGTCCTGGATTCGGCCAATGCTCTTGAATTTCGACGATGTAATACGCTTCTGGGTTCTTTAAATTCTGACGGAATCCTCGTGCTGCGGTTAGTGAAGTAAACCCTCGACGGATTACGTCTGGTCCAGCCGCTGATGCAATCCTATCCTCTGTAGTAAAAGTGGTCATGCTAATCCTTTCCTCGTTTTTTATCCCACCAATGAATAACTGCCCTTCTGCCAAAAGCCATACGTAACTTAAAAGATTCAAAGCGATTGCGTATGCCTCGCATAAATCGACTGCTTCTGCGTTGCGTCGCTAAACGATTTTTCTCCCTTCTTATTCTCAGCCTCATTTCTTTTTTAGCACCTTTATCTTTGCATCAGACAAAATTGGCAATGGTATTTCTAAGCGCTTAACCTGATTACTCGGGTGACAGCACCATTTATCTCCCATCCTTTTGACTGCTTGTTTTGCATTTTCTGCATTTTGTTCGACGAGCAATTCATAAATCCCGTAATTAAATCTTCCAGCTTCGATCATCTGCTTCATAAGACCTTTATCATTTTTATTCATTTAAAAATTCTCCTCTTCCCATTGTTTATTAACTCGCAGTTGTTGCTTGCGTTTGCCTTCTGTAAAAGTTTCTAATCTCCCTGCTTCCAACCACTCCCTAATCTTCGGTTTGACTCTTGTTTTGCCGACACTTTGGTTCTGGATTTCATAACCATACGTAGAAACTGTCTCCACAGAACACCCCTCGCCGTTTTTACGGAGCGTGACGATTGCACGTTTTATGCCTTCCCAAAGTTCATCTTCGAATCCTTCATTGCTGTCTTCAGGGTCATAACTGATGAACCGATTGTTCTCCACAGACATAAGAAATACGCTCGATTGCGGCGGTGCGTAGGATGCTTTGTCGAATGAAAGTTGCAAGTATCGAGTTCTGGAAAGCGGATCATAAGGTCTGTGATTGATAAGATTCCAATGCGCCCTCGTCAAATCTCCAAAAGCCGCCGCACCTCGAGTTGTATGCATGTCTGCTTCGCCAGCTCTTGCGCCTGCTTTGGTGGTGTGGGTTACATAAGTGACTGCGCAGTTCAACTGATCAGCAAGAATTCCTGACGCTTTCATCATTGCGGAAGCAGAGTCATTGCCGCCTGCCTCGTCAAAGCCGAAAAGCGTCATCGGGTCAAAAATAACCCAAGACAGACCTGTTTCTTTGTAAGATTTAATTATCTCTTGCACTGTCTTAGTTATATCGTAATGATTCGTTCTTTGCACCTGCGCAGAAAGTGCGATGGTGTCAGTTTCGAAATCTACGAATGCTACATTCTCAAACGCTGCATATTTCTCTGCTTCGCTGTCCCATTCCATACTGTTGGCAAGGGTTATCAACCTACGTTGCAGTTGTTGCTTTGGGTCTTCGGCATTCATTACGAGGACTTTTCCAGGACGTTTGACTTCGTAACGACCGAACAACTTTCTCCCTGCTGCCACGTGTAGAGCCATCCAAAGAGTCAGCTGAGTCTTACCTGTTCCTCCTGGAGCTGCAAAGGTCGTGCGGTGTTTTGGTAGAATATCTTCAATGATGAATTCCATTGGCGGTGGGGGATGCAAAAAAAGATGATTAGCGTCGTGCTTATTATTTTCCCAGCCGAACATGCGCTTTATTTTTACTTCTTCTTCACTGAGGGGTAAATCGTCAAACGCTTGCGCAAAAAGTTTCAGCTGTACGCCGACTTGTTGCGCTTGCATTATCATGGTGTCGAGGGTATATTTCGACTTTGTTGGTTGCAATGCTTGACGGAAGAAAAGATCTTGCATGGTCTTTTCATCTCTTGGCGCTGAGTAGTTTGGTGAAGCACGTGACCACTTTGCATACTCTTCGAATACCATCTGGTCGTTGGGGTATGACCTGCCCAATGCTAATCCAACCTTAAACCACTGGTCGCGTTCGTCAGGAGAAAAAACACCTAACAATGTACGGATCTGCGTAAGAACGTCACCTTCGACTTGACCCTTGAGGTAGGCGATTTCGTCTTCTGAAGCTAATGCAGAAGATAAAGAATTCAATCCTTTTTCTTCGCAACGCTTTTGATACTCTAATAAAGCTTCTTCAGCGAATTCAGAAACGTCCGTTAAGTCGTCAGGGCAATCTGCATTGGGTAACAATTCACCAGTGATGGCGACAAAGCGCTTATCAGGATAGACTTCGATATTGATATTTTTTGACCCTGCTTTCCTCGCATGGCCACGCCCAATGACGTGAATTCCCGTACCAGATTGAGAAACTTCCACAAATGCTCCAGCAGCTACAGCCTTGTAAACAAATAGCTCTGCCCATTTGTCTATGAACTTGCCGCTTTCTCCGAGTACGTCGTCCAAGTCAATAAGAATATTACCACTCGTAATTGCATAACCCAAACCTGTGTAATGAGGTACGTGGTTACGTAAAGAATCCATTGCGTCAGCGTGGCTCCCCATCGCTGCTAAATCCTGCGCAGTTTCCATAGTTCCGCTACGCCGCCGATGCGTCGTTGGGTAGTACGGGACTTTGCGCCCATCCTCTTCTCTCCAAACTAACCAGCGTTTTTCTGCTAACATATCGTCAGGCAGATGCAGCTCTTTTGTTTGTCTTTCGAATTTTATAATTTTCATATTCTTTGCAGTGAAAGAGAGTGCCGAGGTTGCCCTCGGACACTCTTACAACTTAAAATGCTTCGACGTCTTCTTCTGTAACTTCACCGAATGCGCCGAGATCTGGTTTACCACCCGAGAGTGCTTCACCATCCTTCACTTTTTGATAAGCACGCAACCCGAAAGAAACACCCTGATTGCCTGAAGCATCATAGGCATAAGTCGTCCACTGCACACGACCAAACTGCCCTGCGTATACTTCTGCTTGATCCAAGATTTCCGTCTTGTTACGGTCAATCACCACAGGCGCATATTTACTGGAAAAAGTAATCATCGTGCTGCCTTCACCAGCCCAAGCAAACCACTCTGGCTTTGTTTCGCACAGTGTGATTGGATAGCCTGACTTTGGCTCCAACGATTTACGCTTTACACCAGCTGGCATTTTAGCACCAAAACGCTCTACAGCTGCAGCTTGAACACCTGCTTCCATCGCTTTATATTCTTCAGAAGCTTGCGCTTTTTTATCGAATACAATAACCAGCGACCATACATTCTCGCCACGATCATTCTGCTGTGGTTTGAATAAATGGGGGAAGGAAATACGCCCAATAGGGGAAATAGTACTCATACTCAATTACTCCTTAGACAAATGGCTGGATAAAAGGAACACAAGTGTTACAGCCATAGCACTTGTGTCAAAACTCATAAATCAGAAAATTGATCAGTGTCAACTTCTTTTTTCACAAGCGTTAGTGGTCCAGGTTTTTTCACTGTTAAGTCATCCAGTGGGTAACCTGCTTTTTCTGCTTCTGATAGCGTCATCGCTTTCAAAACTGTTGGCACTTCTATGTCAGTGCGCCAAATTCTTCTGCCTTGACCTTGCACCACTGCGTATCCTGTTGGTGGTTTTTCAAGTGCGTAAGTATTCATTGTGTCAAACCATTCAACAATACGTTTTTTGCTTTCAATAGCCCAGATCAACATATCTTCGTCTACTTCTTGCACCGTACGGAATGCAATTTCTGCCATCCGTTTTGCTTCTGTTGAACGCTCTGGACAGATCGTCGCTGCAACGCAGTACTGACAGTGTTCGCCTGCTTGGCGTGGAGCTGCAGGATTCTTTAAAAGATCATCCGCCGCTGCAAGGATAGTTTTTAATCTTGCCTCGAATAATTTACGAGTCATAACACAAGAACGAATGCCACCTGCACGAGGTTGCACGATGTGTAGAATTATCTTGCTGGGGTTAAGATTATAAGTCTTGATCGCTGCGCCAGCATAGATAATCATTTGTGTATTATCCATCGCTTCGACTTTGTTGTATCCATATTTCAAATCGAATACTTCTAATTCTTTTTTATACATAACACAAGCATCAGGAGTGCCGTGAATGTCTTCTGTCAGGTAGACTCGTTCTTCAATCCAGAGCTGCGCACCTTTGCGCTCTGCTGAGGCACGTACTCGATTGACGTAAATGTCTAAGCCTGTGTAAGGGCAATCAAAGTCATCACCGCCAAGCAGAATCTTTGCAGCCCATTCATGCGCATCTGTGCCTTCTGTTGCGGCTGCGGTACTTATTGGAATCGGTGCTTCTTCTGCTAACCAAACAGATCCAGGACAAGACAGCCACCTTGCTGATCCACTGGGAGATAGTTTCGCATGCAAGCTCATAGTTCAACCACAGTCAAAATGTATTTGAGATAGATTCTGTCCCACACAAGCACTTGCACTTCTGGCATTTGTTTTTCTCCAAGAATTAATCCCGCTGCTAGGGTTGCTACTGGCGAGCCATTCGGCAAAATGAAATCTTCAAATGGATCAAAATCAGTTAATCGATCTCTCGCTGCAGCCATATCAGTTTGATTGTTTGGCTCCATGTCGTGGTCAAAAATAGAAACAAGTTGACCATGCTGTTCAGCAGGACGTAAATCCACAATAGGTCGTAACTCTTTTGTTACTGAGTCCTTCCGCATGCGGTTAGATGTTACAAATACTCTAGGCATCAAATGCTCCTGTTGTCATAATTCGATTTAATAAATCTGTTTTTGTTTCTAATGCACGGAGCACAAACTCGTCGATTGTATTTTTTGTTAGGTAATCAACCACGACTGTTTTCTCCGTTTGTCCAGCTCTATAGTTCCTCGCTAATGCTTGCTCTCTTTCAAGCAATGACCACGAGCGTGAAAGCCACAATTGATATTTTGCGAGTTGCAAGTTTAAGCCAGTACCAAACATCTTAGGAGAAGCAACTAAGATTTGTGCGTCACCTTCTATAAATTCTTTGGGTTCAATTGCAATCTTGTAACCTGCTTCCTTTAGCTCTTTGATTACGTCTTTGCGTTCATCAACCCAAACGCTCCAGACAATAACTTTACCCACTGCAACATAAGAGGCTATGTCTTCGAGCAGGTCTTGCAATTTAGGGTTCGGAAAAGAAACGTCAAAGTCAGCGTGCCCATAACCACTGGTCAGTCTGACAAGACGACCAGCAAGCACGGCGGCATTTTGCGCTGTGACTTCTTTGGTTAAAAATTTAGCAGTGTAATTCTTACGTAATTCATTATATGTTTTTAATAATTCTTTGCTTGGCTCGCAATATTTCTGCACGAAACTACGTTCAGGTAACTCCACCACCTCATTGAGTTTCACCGTGCATCCGTAGCTCGTTATACGAGCTTTTAGATTTTCTATATTCTTCAGAACCATACGACCATTTTTATCTTTGCGAGGGATGAAAGGTCTACCAGCTATACGTTTCATGAGTGGATGGTTGAATGGCAATGCTTCTATGTATTCACTTTGGAAGTCACGATACGTTTCCATTTTCTTTTCTGGCTTGAGGAATTTCAATTGCGTATATAAATCGGCAGGACTGTTTGCTGTTGGTGTTCCTGTTAGCGCTAACTTATGGCTCGCTAAGAAAGAAAGTTTCAGCGCTGCTTTAGTTGTTAAAGCACTAGGACTCTTTATACGATGACTTTCGTCAAGGATTAACGTTATTTCGTTACTCTTGAGTGTTGTGGAAATGACGTCGAAAAATTTCTTTTGGCGCAATTGCTCGTAGTGGAACACAACAACAGGAATTTTTACTGTCTTTGCTTCCTTGTGCCATTGTTCCTTCACAGAAAGCGGACAGATGACTATGGCTGCGTTTGTCCAATGCTTTGCGATGGTTAGCGCTGCGTATGTTTTACCTGTTCCAGGATCAGCAAAAAGCCCATAAGAAGCCTCATTGACAGAGCGATCAAGTGCAGTTTGTTGCCATTTGAATAGTTTCAATTGTTCCATGTTTATCCAGTTTCTCCAGTAATCCGTCCCAACGCTTGCGTGGACTAATGCTGCCAATCCACAATGCTTTTGTTAAGACTTGCTCGAGCGGTGCAGACAATAATGCCTTTACATCTCGACCTGAGACAAGTATGCCTCGCTTTTGCGCAAAAAGCAACACGCAGGTAAAAATATTTTTTTCGCTGGCTTGTTGCGCCCATAAAACCTGTAGCGGTCTGAGCTGCCCAACACCTGTTCCTTGGGTTATTATTTTTTTGTGCGAATCAGGTACGACTTTTAATTCAATCCAACCCGTTATGCCGTTGCCCAATGCAAAATAAACATCAGGCAGTCCAGGAGAAGCAGGTGACTCCACTCTGACTGAAAAAGGGAGTTGACCTGAGCTTTTTAGGGACGCCCAAAGCGCAGATTCTCTCATAGAAACAAAGATTTACAAAAAATATGAAAAAAGTTGTTTTCTTTTGCGAATTTTTGTTGCATAATTTCTTTCGTAGTCAACCGAACAAACAGGAAAAACAGATGAACATATTTATACTTCACCACATACCAATCATGGCAGCCAAGGCTCATAGCGACAAACACGTCGTAAAAATGGTGCTCGAAACTGCGCAAATTTTAGCTACAGTTCACCACATTCACGGTAACGGTGCAGCTGTTACTTATAAACCGACTCATGAAAAACACCCTTGTGTTGTCTGGGCAGCTGCTTCAAGAACGAATTATCTCTGGTTAGTGTCGTTAGGGCAAGCATTAGCTCGTGAATATAAAATACGATACGACAAATTTCACGCTTGCCATGGGTTTTTTACAGGCGAGCTTGTTTCTCCCCCACCTGCGCTTTTATTCGCAGCCCCGACCCCATTTGCTCAGGCTATGCCTGATGAATGCAAGAATCCCGATGCTGTTATTGCCTATCGCCAGTATTATCAGAAGAAAACCGACGAAAATACCTGGATGAAATGGGATCGTTGTACTGTAGGATGCCCTGATTGGATAAAAATTACCAATAAAAACAATGAGTTAGCTGAAATCTAAAAATATTTTATAAAAATATGAAGAAAGTTGTTGCCTTTGTGGAACTTTTCGCTCATAATTGCTATACCGATCGAAATTTTCGAGCGGTTTAAACTGGAGAAACTGATGAAAACAAACAACCAAAACACCTCTGTAGTAGACGAACTTGGAATGATCAACGAGCAAATCAAATTGCTTGAAGCACGTGCTAAAGAACTCAAAGCAGCAGTCGCAAACGAGTTCGGTGAAGGTGCTACACTTGGTCATGATTTCGTTTGCAAAATTACATTGTCACAACGTGGTACGTTGGACGGCAAAGGTCTTGCAGCGGAGTTAAATGCCCCCGAAGAATTAATTCAGAAGTTTACAAAAATTACTTCGGTGATTACTGTAAAAACTGAACGTGTTCAAGTAGTTGCTTAATCTAAACTGGAGAAACTTATGAAAACTTATACGAAGTATTACTTAACTCAAAAGCAGGGTGACTACCTGCGTCGCAACTCTTACGAGCAATGGACTAACCCCCACAGTGGTTGGGTTAGCGACCAGTACTACGCCGAAGTTGATGGCGTACGTTATTGGTTGGATTTAGGCGACGACAACGAGCTTATTTCTGCACACGACGCAGAGATGGTTTGGTCGGACGAAATCTGTGACAGTGATATGGCTGACACTCTCAGTGCAGACGAATACGCAGTCCTAGTGCAAGCGATTGCTGATTCAATCGATCGCAATATCGAACTTGATCGTTTACTCAAGGTTGCTTTCGATCGCCTTGATGCTGAAAAAGTAACATCAGCAGATCAGCTTATTTCTTTTATCACCAAACTAAACGCAAAAGTCCTCGAAGGAGCCAGCAAATGAAAGTCTTAAAATTTCGTTCCCGTCAATATTTCCCTTACTTTTTTGTAGCTGATTTAATTATCTACTCCACAATTGTTTGGGTTGTTTCGAGGTTGTTTTGAAATTCCTAGGAGAACCTTGGTACGAGTGGGTGGCGGTTATTTTAACTGCCATCCTATTTTCTTTGATGTTTTTATGGAGTGTACAATGAAAAACAGAGCTCAATTAATCCGTGAGATGGATTCGAAAGGTGTTAGTGTAAAACAAATCGCTGCTAGTGTTGGCTGTTCTGAGCAGTACGTTTATCAAGTGAAGCACAAGGCTAAGCAATTAAAAAAAGCCACTGTTGTTGTAAAACCAAAAGTCAAAAAGACTTTTTGGCAGAAAATAAAAACCTTTTTTAACTAAGGAATTATCATGACTGAATTATTACTCCCCGAAGCAGCTATTGACGGAATTAAATACGAAAAATTGTCTGCTAAATATGACCTAATCAGCACAGGAGCTGTTGTCGAGCTAATGCGTGAGGAAGGTTTCCGTGTTACGCAAGCAAATCAGCTAAAGCCACGTAAGCGTGATCCTCGTGTTGTGCGGCATTTTGTACGTATGCGTCACGAATCTTACCTAAAAGAAATCAATGGATCTGTGCCTGAAATTCTTTTGATTAACGCCAACGACGGCAGCTCGTCTTTACGTATGGAAGCAGGTATGTTCCGTATGATCTGTTCTAACGGATTGATCGTTAAGTCGCACGAGATTGATTCTGTGCGCATTCGCCATATTGACGTTACTGCAGAGAGAGTTATTGAAGAAGCAAATAAAGTTATCAAAGCAGCTCAAGAAGCAGCTCGTCGAGTTGAACTGTTTAAGAAACGGATTTTAACTGCCTCGCAAATCACTCAATTCTCTGTTTTAGCCTCTGCTTTTTGGGGTGGTCGTGTTATGCCTAATTCTTTACTCGAAGCTCGTAGAGACGAGGACAAAGGTGAAGATCTTTGGCGTGTTTTTAATCGGGTTCAAGAAAACATGATCAAAGGTGGCGTAGTCGGTCGATCACGTAATGGTCGAGCCACTCGTACGCACGGCATTCGTGCTATGGACAACACGATCAAGGTCAATATGAAGCTGTGGGAAATTGCAGAGGCATTCGTATGATTATACTTGGCGCTGGTCTCTCAGGGCTAATTGCTGCTGCAGTTAATCCGCAAGCGTCAGTATTCGAAGCAGCCTCTCGGGACGCTCAGTCCCACAGAGCTGTTTTGCGCTTCCGCTCTTCTGCTGTTGGGGACGCTGTTGGTGTTCCTTTCCGCAAGATTCGAGTTTATAAAAACATCTGGATGGAAGGAGCGTTTCACCAGCCTAATATTCAGATGTCTAATTTATATTCTTACAAAGTTACAGGTGGATATTTCGATCGGTCGATTTGGAATATAGAAGCAGTTGATCGATATATTGCCCCAGAAGATTTTCTTTTACAATTGATAAGCCAAGTCGGTCATCGAGTGCACTGGGACTCTCCTGTTAAAGAATTACCTTTAGATCGTCCGATCATAAGTACCATCCCCATGAACAAGATGATCACTCTTAGCGGCATCACGGGAATGGACAAGCTGCAATTTAAATTTTCCCCTATTCGAGTGCAACGATTCAGAGTTAAAAATGCAGATGTTTTTCAAACGATTTACTACCCCTCTCCACTAACTCCTGTTTATCGTGCTTCTATAACTGGCGACTTGCTTATTATGGAATCAGTGGAAGATCCTTTGTATGGAGAAGCTGATTTGGATGAAATTTTATTTTCCTTTGGGCTAACTTATGATGACGTTTCTGTAATTGACGTCACTCATAAACAGTCCTATGGTAAAATTTCTCCTATTGATGAATCTTCAAGAAGGCATATTGTAGAAATACTGTCGCACAATCATCAAATTTATTCTTTAGGAAGATTTGCTACTTGGCGCAACATTCTTTTGGACGATGTGCTGCACGATCTTAATGTAATTAAGCGTTTAGTTAATGCAGATTCATACACTCGTAAATTAGAAAGCCTAAAATGAGTCCTTTAGTCGAAGCATTCGATGAAGGTGTTAAGTTCACGTTAGAAGTAATTAAGTCGTATGTTTTAAGAGAAGATATAACCAAAGAAGAGCTGCTACAAGTTATAGCAGTTTTAGAAAAAAGAATTATTACTGAAGGAGTACCACCATGGAAATTGAATTAATGAATTATACAGGTCTTGGCAGACCTGACCAAGTCTGGCACGCTGCAGATGTTATGATCTTTACAAAACAGACTCGTTTGAATCTTTCTGCTGGATTGATGGAAGAAATACAAAGCTGGTCTCCAGAGAAGAAAAAAGCAGAGCTAGACTACATGGCTAAAACAATCAAGAGCTCGTGGGAGTTTGTCGACGTGACCTTCCTGCTCAGTGGAATTAGTCGAGCTGTAGCGCAGCAAATAACAAGAACTAGGACTGCTTCTTACGCAATGCAATCGATGCGTGTAACGGATGCGTCTGAATTGGCTGTTGTCGAGGGCAGGAAAATGAATACAGTTCAGCTGGATATCTATCGCGATGCTGCTAATACAGCTAGGAGTTTTTATAGAGAGCTAGTTGATTCTGGCGTAGCACTCGAAGACGCTCGTGGGATTATGCCTTTGAACACAGAATGCAATATTATCTGTAAATATAATTTCCGTTCCGTTACCGACCTAATCAAAGCACGCAAGTCGCTACGTGCACAGGGAGAATATGGAGAAATCGTTCGAGAAATGGAACGACTTATACTTGCAGTTTGGCCATGGACTGCACCATTCTTTGAATCCGATATTGACGTTGCCATTGAGATGTTAGAAAAAGCTGCAAAAGAAATCGGGATAACCACTGGCAAGGGTTTGGGGTGGGAAATTGCAAAGGCTATTGACTTGATAAGGAAATCATAATGAGAACAATCCGTATTGTTGATTTAGACAACACCATAAGTCAAGATGACTGGCGTCATTGGATGATCGATCCTCAAGCTGCAGATGGTGATCATAAATACCACGAGTATCATTTGCATTGTGGTGGTGATTTGGTTATAAATCGTCATATTGTTGACGAATCTCCTGTTGATGTATTTTTCCTTACAGCCAGACCAGAATACATGAGAAAGAAAACAAAATCCTGGCTGCATGATAATTGCTTCGATTACAAAGTCCTTATCATGCGTGGTAACGACGACCATCGCCACTCTGTTGAATTAAAAAGAGATGTAATCAAAATGCTAAAACTACAAATGTTTGAAATTGAAAAAGCATATGACGATCGCCAAGACATCGTTGAGATGTATCGTGAACTAGGAGTTAAGGGAGTTTTAGTATGAAAACTGTTCCAGAATTGTTACGTGATTGCGCTGACACCTATGAGCAACGTAATAAACTTTACGGAGATAATTACAAAAAGTATGGAAAAGTTATGGCTGCAATGTTCCCCAAAGGGTTAGAGTTAGATTCTTTTGAATCGCATAATCGTTTTGGGATTCTTGTCCAGTGCGTTAGCAAGATAATGCGCTACGCAGAGAATTTAGATCATGGCGGTCATAGAGATTCTGCTCACGACCTTTCCGTTTATGCCGCTATGCTTGAAGAGCTGACTAATGATAATTCTCCTTGACTTTGAAACAACAGGCTTAACACTGCCCAGCTCTTCTGACTTAGAGCTGCAACCAAAAATTATTGAAATCGGTGCTATAAAGGTAACGGAGTCAATGAATGTTGTTGCAGAGCTGAGTGAGCTGATCGATCCAAAGCAAGAAATTTCTGCGGAAATAACAAAAATTACAGGTATAAAGCCAGAGCAGTTAAAAGGTAAACGTCATATAGAAGAAATAATTCCTGAGTTAGCTGAATTCTTTTTAGGTGCAAACACTTTAATAGCGCATAATTTAGCATTCGATAGAGATGTACTCTATTTTGAATTACTCCGCTGCGGATGGGAGAGGAGATTCCCTTTCCCTCCGAATCAGATATGTACCGTCGATTCAACGATGCACATAAAAGGTAGGCGCATGAAATTAACAGAACTTTATGAACACACTCAGGGAAAACCACTCGCTCAGACTCACAGGGCATTGGACGACGTAAAAGCTCTGTTTGAATGCTATAAGGCGCTCGATGCTCACTAGGTCAGAATTTTCATTCGGTAATTGTTTTGGTCCAATTGACAAAGTCATAAAACGAGCCATAGATTTAGGCTATACACAACCAGCCATTTGTGACACAGGAACTTGGGGGCATGTGCCTTTTTTCAAAGCTGCAGAAAAGGCAGGATTGCAACCCATCCTCGGTGCAGAGTTATTAATAAAAGATGAAGAACGATCCTGCAAAGTGTTAGCAAAGAACCAAGAGGGGGTTAGAGAATTATATCGCCACAGTGCGGGAATTAGTTATGATACTGAATTTTCTGATAATCTTTTGGTATTCCCCCACACAGCTGATATAAGCAGAATTCAAGCTGCAGATATGGTAATCGATTTATCGCCTTTAAATCCATTGAAAAATGAGATTAATAAAGCGTGGGCATATAAAAAGAAATTACCACTTTTCTTTGTTTCCGATGTGCGATATCCTGCTCCGACAGACCGCAAGTATGCAGAATTGCTCGGAGTGCGGTTGGGTGCACACTCGCAGCATTGGTGGTCGCAGCGGGAAATAAATGAAATTCACCCACTTTCTGTCTCTTGGGAAGAAATTGCAGAGCGATTCGAGCCAATAAAGCTTCCTGTAGCTGAAAATATGGTCGTAGAAGGCGATCTAGAAGCAGAAGCAAGGAAAGGGATCAGCTGGCGTTTTCCAAAGGGTTTCGGTGAGGAATACGAAGCTCGATTGCAACGTGAATTAGGCGTAATCAGAGAAAAGAAGTTTGAATCTTATTTCTTAATGGTTTATGATTTAATTCGTTGGGCTCGTGAACGTATGCTCGTTGGTCCTGGACGAGGTTCATCTTCAGGGTCAATCATATGTTATTTGCTCGGGATAACTGAACTTGACCCGATTGAATACGGATTGCTGTTTGAACGATTCGTAGATATAACCAGAATCGATTTGCCTGACATTGACATGGATTTTCCTGGAGATCGCCGAGACGAATTGTTTGAATATCTAAAAGGGAAATACGGAGCAGAAAGTATTGCAAGGCTAGGAAATGTGAATCGTTTAAAGCCTAGGTCAATCTTGGCAACAGTCGGAAAGCGTATGAAAATTCCTGTTTGGGAGACTGCAGAAATTCGTGACAATATGATTGAGCGATCTTCGGGAGATTCTCGAGCTGCATTTTGTTTGACTGATACAATGGAAGCATTGAAGGCGGGACGTGAATTATTAGAAAAACATCCTGGATTCCGTAATTCAGGCGCACTAGAAGGGCATGCTTCGCACGCTGGCGTACACGCTGCTGGTGTTATCATCTGCAATACGCCTGTAGCAGACTACTGTTCCGTCACTGCAGAAGGCATTGGACAGATAGACAAATATCAAGCTGAGTCTTTGAATTTGATGAAGCTGGATGCATTGGGTCTAAAAACACTGGACATTGTGCAAGAGACCTTAGACAAAGTCGGCAAAAAGATAACAGATATCGACATCCACGCACCAGAAGTTTATTCGCTGCTGAACAGTCAAAAGATTACAGGAGTTTTTCAAATTGAAGGAGACGCAGCTAGGCAATTGCTCAGGCAATTTGAAGTCAAGAATTTCAACGATATCGTTGCCTTAACTTCATTGGCTCGTCCTGGACCATTACAATCTGGCGGCGCTAAGAAATTCCTCGAAGTACGTAACGGCAAAGAGATCCCGAGCTATTATCATGAGATTCATAAAAAATGGACAGAGCAAACAGAAGGTGTTGTTGTTTACCAAGAGCAGATTTTGTTCCTTGGAAGAGATATGGGGAAATTAGGCTGGCCAGAATTAACAGCTCTAAGAAGAGCAATGTCAAAGTCTTTGGGTAAAGAATATTTCGACCAATTCCGTGATAAATTTTTAGCAGGCGCAGAACAGCAAGATATCAAAAAAGAAGTAGCTTTAGAAGTTTGGAATTCAATGATGCATGCAGGCTCATACGCATTCGTAAAAGCTCATGCAGCGGCATATTCTGTTATTTCTGCTTGGACAGCTTGGTTAAAACATCACCATCCATTGGAATTTTGCGCAGCCGCTTTGCGTCATACTTCTGATGATGACGCTGTTTTGAAACTGCTTCGAGAAATCACTGCTGAAGGTTTCAAATACGTCGCATTCGACAAAGACAAATCTGAAGCCAGTTGGGCAGCTAAAGGTGATGCAATTTACGGTGGATTGATCGCTGTGCATGGGATTGGACCCAAGATGGCGCAGAAGGTGCTTGACTCTCGGGTAACAGGAAAGGTTCTGCCACCAAGTATAACCTCCAAAATGGAAAACCCAAAACTGAAATGGCCAGATCCGTATCCTTTCACAGCTCGCTTTGGAGATTGGTATGCAAACCCTCGCAAGCACGGTCTCAAAGAAGGCTGGGAGTTAACTAAGTGTAATGATTTAGAAGCCGACTCGTCTGAACGAGTCGTTATTGGAATTATGACTGAAAAGAATTTACGAGACGCTCTTGAAACAGGTAATGTTATGAAACGTGGAGGAGTCATAACTGATTTTGATCGTAAATTTCGTTATTGGCTTAACATCACGGTAAAAGACGATACAGGTCTTGCAATTCTTACAATCCGTAGAAAAGATTACGAAAGAATGGGCAAAGAAATATTAGAATCTGTCCCGATTGGCGCTATAATCCTCGCAAGAGGGAAAATGGGTGGGAACGGAATAAGAATGATGCAAATTGAAAAATGGAAGGTAATTGGAAATGATTGACCCAAAACAAGAATATGATGATTGGATCGAGTTGCTAAAACACACGGGGAATGAAGATCTTTTGAAAGACCCTTACAGCATTTGGTTAGAAGCTTGGACCATTGCACTGATGACTTCAAAAAAAGCTCCCACCGAAGTGGGAGTAAATTGAAGGAACTGCTGTGAAGTTACTCTTTACTCAATGCTTTATAACCTTGATAAACGAGTGGGGGTATTGAAAGTGCACCCCCCACTAATTTTGCAGCGGGATGTGGTGCCATCATAAGCGCTCCACCTGTTGCGCCCAGCCCAGACATAACACCTTCTGTGGTTAATCCTTGTTCATAGGCATTCATTGCTTCAGCTGCGGTTAATCCTCCTGCAAAAATATTAAGTCCTGGGATTCTACTAATAGCCGAGCCCATCTTAGAAACCATGCTTGGTTTTAATTTTTGCAATTCAGCCAAGCGGTCAGCAGCAGTCATTGCTTTTTCTGTAGCACGTGTCGCACCTACTTCCGCTGTTGTTACTCCCCTTGGGACTGATTTTGTTAACCCCTGCCATTTTGCCTGCGCACCTGTTGCTTGTTTTTGCGCATTTTCAAACATAGTTTGAGCTTGCTGTAATTCTCTTTGCACTGCTAATTGTTCTTGTGTATAAATTGGCGCCTGTGCTAAATAGTCAGGCACTATAACTCTGCTATTCTGAGAAAATCCTGTCAATGGCATCCGTTGTTCTAAGGGTAATCCCTTTGCAGTACCTGCAATTCCTTTACGAACTTTATTAGCTTCTGTTATCTCACCCATCTTTTCAGAGTGACGGAGTGAACCTTGAGAAAGAGATCCAGGAACTTCAGAACTTCCAACAGCTGTAGTTGGGACGATAGGTTTTGGTTCAGGGATTGCACCCAGACCCATCGCTCTCTCACGCACAGCTGCTAGTCTTTGAGCGGCTTCATCAGCCTTTGCTTTTAAAACATTTAGCTCTTGAAAAGCAGAGTCAATATTGGTTGCGTGTCCTGTTTTTGCTTGACTTAGATTAGCAACTTGACGCTCTGCAGCTTTTTTAGCCACCTCTGCTTCTATGGTTCTGTTCGCTACATTTGCAGGTGCTTTTGTTTCTATAGAAGGAATAAACTTCCCAGCTACATATCCTGTCGCAGCGCCCACAGCTGCAGCTGGTACAACATTAGAAGGCATTTCTGCAGAGATTAGTTTAGATTCTTTTTCTGCAGGAGGTTCCATTGGTTTTTCAAAAAGAGGGTCTAGATCTTCCAGTTTGAATTCGCTTTTTGAAACGGGTTTTACTTCAGGCGCTTTTTTACCGAGAATTTCGTCTAACTCGCTCATCATTTTGCTCCGAAGTCAGGATGACGAGCACGCAATTGAGTCTGTAGATCGTCGTATTTTTTCACAATACTTAAATAGTCAGGTGAATCAAAATAACGCCCAGCTGGTAATGATGTGCCATATTTTTTATCGAATTGAGTGGCTGATTTAAATATTTCTCCTCTTTGATGATTTAGCACCATGCGTTGCTCTGACCAGTATTTAACTGTAGAAGCTGCATCTGCTTCTGTGACGAGTGGACGTTGCATAAATTGCGCATCTGCATTGGAGATCTGTGGACCCAAGGCTGATTTTTCTGCTTTTGCTGTTTCAAAGAATTGCTCAGCCATAAGCTGCGCCGCTCTACGTAGGACTCTTTGCTCTTCTGGAGCCAGCTTGACTTTTTCTAAGAATGTTTGCACTGGTAAACTAATATTACCGAACCTTCCTGCAGTTACTCCCTCTTGCGCCGCAGCTTGAATGGCTGCTAATGTACCTTGTTGTTGCATCAATCCATAAATACGAGGATATTTATCAGCAATATCATGTAACTCTTTTAATTGTTGATTTGATTTCACCGTCATTTGCGGAGTGTAAGAAAAAAGTTCAGTTCTCTGAGTTTTAAAAGTCTCGTCTTGAGCTTTTGCTCTTTCTTTTTGTACGTCTGCTTGAACTGCTAATGGTAAGCCCTGTTCGCTGGCTGTTGCTGGACTTGGTTCTGCTTTCCTTGCAGGCATTGGCACAGCGTGAACAGGATCATTTTTGTCTGGGCGATAATACCCTCGAGCATTCAAATACGACTCAGGAACTGTACGAGGAACATCTATTGCACCTTCATGATAAGTCTCTTTACCTTTTAAAACAGGCGCAGGTTTATAAATTCCTTGTTCGCCTGCGGCTGCTCGGTCTACTAAATCTTTTTGTTGAGCTTCTGTTCTTGTTAATGCTGCTGGTCCTAGTTTAATTCCAAAATCTGTTTCAATTTGCGCAGCAAGATCTTTAGGTGCAAGAATTTCAGAAGACGCACTAGGAGCAGAAGGTTTCTTCTGCAATTGACTTGGTAAATATTGCTCAACTCCTCTGCCATATTTGGCAGTGAGGTCGGTTACACTCAAACCATTTTTGATATCTTCATTAACTAGCTTACGACGCTCAACGTCCATAGTGAATGCATTTTTAATTCCTTCTCCCAGCTTTGGATCGAGTTTATTTAAATAAACATAAAGTCCAGAAGGTATTTTGCTAATCATATCAGGAGTCATTTCTCCTGAAGCAATAGTTTGACCAGCTTGCTGAGGAGTTGTGTCGAGTGCATTGGCTAGTAATGCTAATGCTTTTGTCTCGTTTCCAACTGTATATTTCTGCCCAGCAATTGTCGCACGCATTTGTGCAAGCGGAATAGCAGCTTCTTGCTGACGCTCCATGTCTTTGCCTACTGAGCTAGCTACGTTTCCCAATGCTTCACTGAATTGCCCTGTTCGTCCTGGGTTGAAAAATTGTCCAGCTACATTCCATAAATTAATATTACCATTGCCCCTTGCTTCAAGCGCTTGCAATGTTTTATTCAGAGCGTCAAAATACTCTTGACGACCTGTTTCGTCCATGCCTAATCCCTGAGGAGGAGTTGTTGCCATTGGAAGTGCCATAACTATTCCTTAATCATAAGAGTCATTCCACCACCAAGGAGGCAGTGAAGTATTTCCTTCAGCACCTGTTGAAAGGTCAATAGGTACGTAGTCATTTTCTTGAGATGGGTTCGAAAATATATTTTTAATTTTGTCATATCCTGTTCCGACCAAGCTGGCGAAATTTTCAGAAGGTGTTTTTCCACCTCCAGCAGGAGATTGATTCAATGCACCTAGCAGTGAACCTAAACCTGCAATTTGCTGTAAAGGAGAAGCGCTGTACGCACCAGGAATTGGACCTGTATAACTAGAAGCCACAGAAGTCGGGATTGTATAGCCTCTCAATATCGCTGCTTGTTGAGCTGCAGTTTGTAAGGGGAATAAAGATTCATTTTGACTAATTTGTTGCTGTTGAGCGCCCAGTGTTGAAAGTGCATTAACATCGCCCAATCCATACTGTTGCTGTTGCCCTGCTAAAGAGCCAAGCTGACCACTCGCTGCTAATTGATTTGAGACTTGGTTCTGCGCTGCTTGTAGTGATTGCCCATAGCCAGTTTGAAGCGCTTGGGATTGTGCTAAATTTAAATTCTGTAAACCTGTATTCATCGCTTGGCCAAGCACTTCAGCTCCACGCTTTGAACCAAATTGTCCAGAACCAACAGCAGCTGAAGTCGCCCCAGGAGCTAAATACTGATCAATATTCCGACGACCTGTAACACCCAAAGCATCAACGACATTTTGCGTGTAGGGGTTCATAAACTGATTAACTGAGCTTGCTACGTTCGTGTTGCCAGCAGTATTCGCTAAGTTAGTCGCAGCTGTTAGGCTTGGTTGATAATTGCCAACATTCTGTTGCGTTTGATTAAACGCTTGATTTTGCAAACCTGTAGCGCCAACATATTGCGCACCTGCACCTGCTTGTGTACCTGTTTGCGCTAAATTATTTAAATAATCAGTGTACCAACTCGGAGCTTGTGTCTGCTGCTGCTGAGTAGTTGTTATATTTGGTAATGGTGAACCTTGAGACAGTGCCATGATTATCGACCTTTCATATATTCTAAAGGCGATTTAGCCTTGGGAGGAATTTTATTGTGTGGCGCTGAACGCTTATGTTGACGTATGCTCTCACGCATCTTGTCCAACGCTGCAGCGCCTGCCTTAGAAGAACCATTCCCTAAGGAAGCAACAGTATCTGCGTCAAATACATATTCTCCGTCAGCTAACATAGCAGGTATATCGTCCGATTGACCATCTCCACGTCCTTCTACAAAATGACCTGTTTTGCCTGTTATAAACTCAGGTCTATGAGGTGTGCCTCCTTCTTTTAGGCCATAAGGATTAGAAGCGCCACCTAAAGAAGAAAGACCCGCTGCATAAAGCGAATTATAACTCGCTGGAAGATTAGGCGATGCAAATTTTGCAGCAGAGGATTCCGCTGCAGCTTGAGCTGGGTATCCTGCAGAAGGTCTACCACCTTGCGCTGTTGCACTCAGGTCAGTGCTGCCATAATCGCCACCTAAATTGGAGGGAGTTGATTTCCCACTGAGAATTTGCAATAGTCGAGGGTCAATATTGGCAAGCTGTGGGTAGAGTTGTCTAAGTTGAGATGGCATATTTCTTCCTTCGGTCACTGGCGCACCAGCTAAAAATGTTGCTTGTAAACTGTGAGGTAAAGCGCCTGTAATAGTTTCGTTCCAGCTATATCCTGGTATTTGGCTTTCAGCTTGAATTACAGGTTTCTTGATAACAGGTAATGGCGGCTTAACAGGTGTTTTAGTTGGCGGAGTAGTAGTCTTTGTTGGATCTTCAGGGTCTTCAGGATCTTCAGGATCTTCAGGAGGAGGCTCGTCAATTGGTTCTTCAATTGGTTCTTCAATTGGTTCTTCAATGGGTTCTTCAATGGGCTCATCAAAAGGATCTTCTAAAGAAGCCATATCAACTTTATCTAACCCAGGATTCCCTTCATCGCCATATAAACCCCCACCAGTTCCAGGCTGAGTTCCTTTTCCAAACTTATACCCGTCTTTATCGCCTTGATTTGTCCCATCGTCTGCACCTTGTGTAGCAATTCCGATAGAAAGAGAGGTTAATTCTTTGGCAGCTTGATCTTTTTGCTCTGGGGTTGTGTTTGGAGAAGTAATGATGTCTTTTAATTCGTTAATTCTTTCTTCTTGTTCTGGAGTAGCGTTAGCCAAAACTAAAGGATTGTTGCTAATAGCTAAAGCCTCTTCATTCTCAGTTGGCTGACTCATTTGACCAGCTTGGTTTAAATTTGACGCATCTTGTCTTTGCTCGTTTTGAATTTCCTCATTTATTCTTTGAATATCTTCTGGAGAAGATTTAACAGTTTCAAGACCTAATGTAGGTTTATCTTTGTAATCATCAATAAACTTCTGAGTGACGTCTTGTTGGACATTTTGCATCATACCTTCATAATTGTCCGACAATACAGACGCAGAAGGTTGATCGCCTGTCCAGCCTTGCCAATTATTTGGAACTTGCATTGGTTTAGCATCACCTGAAAATAAAGCACCTTGAGCTTGGCTTTTTGTTTTATCAGTCCAATCATCCGTTGTGATTGAATTATTTGCATCATTCATTGCTTTAACAAGATCATTAGCTTGGTCTTGTGAAACAGCCATTTTTTCGCCACTTGGACCTACTGCAGTTAAGCTTCCGTCTTCATTTTTGATTACATAGCTATCTGGATTTATTTTAGAATAAAGCGTATCTCCTGCAGCCATTTGATCAGCTGTTTTAGCAAACATTCCTGATAAATCTTCTGGTGAAGGAAATTCAAGTCCTGCAGGGCTAATACTAGGTAACACTATGTCAAATATATTTGGCTTGTTGTCTGCTTGAGTAAAAGCACTAGTGTTATTAGCAACATTGTTTAAAACGCTACTGTTATCCATTGCAGTAGTTAAAGAGTTTTGGTCTTGAGTTATGCTTGTTAGTTGCGTATCAATCCAAGCATTAGCTGCATTATTGCCACCCAAATCGCTAGATAATTGAGCATATTGCGGACTATTAGTTATATTGTTGTCGGAAACTACTTTTCCAAATGCGTCAGTTATAGTGCCTGTGCTGGGATTGAAATTAGACCCAAGCACTGTTGCTACTGAACTATAAGTGAGAGCTTGTAACGGGTCGCCACCTGTAGCTAATGCTCTACCTGCTGAAAGAATTCCACGAGAGAAAATATCAACTGCAAGCGGATTATCAGAACCAATAACTGAGATTGCTAGATCAGTAACAACAGGCAAAGTTGCGCCAGTGATTGCGCCGATCGCTGTATTTCTTAATATATTGTCTCCACCACGAACAGCAGCATTGGCGGCGGCGGCGGCAGCTCCACCAGCAGCTCCAGTAACCCAAGCACTAGGCGATATATAATTCGCTGCTAAATCAGCGCCCCCTGCCCCTACACCTCCTGACAAAGCGCCGTAAACCGCACCTTTGACAGGGTCACCTTTTGTTAGATATGACGTCCCTGCACCTATGACAGCACCCTTAGCAGCCCCTGCAAGGACTGCGTCTAAAGCAGGAATTGTTGTGCTATACCAAGGAGCAACTGTGGTTGGTATTAGGCTTGAACCTGTTGTTAACTGACTACCCGTTGTTGAATAAGGCAACAGTGTCGATGGGCTTAAAGGATTAGCAGCGGCGGCGGCGGCATTGGCAGCGGCGGCTGTTTCAGCAGCAAAAGTCGTAGAAGCTGCTGTTGACGCTGCTACTCCACCTTCAGCTATGCCAGCGCCAGCTGCGCCAGCTGCGCCAACTTCACCAGCAACAAGTGGGGTAGCACTACCAGCACTCAAGGCAATTGCAGCCAACATTGGAATAGTCATCCAACCATTTTCTGTTAACCAATCATCAAACCCAGGATCTCTAGGTTTACGATAAACAGGTATTGGGTCGTTGTTCTTATCAACAAAAAGCCTGCCTGTTTCTTTATCAACAAGGAATTCACCCTTGCTAGTGCTAACGTCTTGACCTTGAAATTTTGTCGTGTCGCCGAAATTACTAGCACCCGTATAACGCTGTTCTCTATAACCTAACCTTTGATCATCAGCTTTTGTAGAGTAAGAAGACAGAGGTGCTTCTACTGTTACAGAATCCGTCATTGCGTCATAATGAACAATCGTGCCGTCAGGCATGCGTGTGCCACCTTGAAACGTCGGGCTACCTTGCTTACTTGGATCATCACTAACTTGTTTTCCACCGCTTAAATCAAAGGTTGATGGAACCCAAGTTATTTTTGGATTGCCTTCCATGTCAACTGTTTCATGCCACCGACCACCTTGAGCAACTTGATAACCTTGAGTAGCAGTTCCTTCTTGACCGTTATATTGATCTAAACGACCATATTCATTTAATCTTGGACCACCTTCTGGCGCATTTAAATTAGCAGTGGGAACGATGCTAGCTACACTTCTGCCCTGATTATCAAAACCAGAAGCTGCGTAATCTTGAGGACTTAGCCAATCAGGAGCGTAATTATAAGTTGTCGTGTAATCAATACTAGGAAGCGCACCTCTAGGATAGACTCCAGCCATAGACAACATAGGATTATTATGAGTCGAAGTGTATTCTTGACTCTGCAAAATGTTGTTCCAAATATTTGATGGTTCCCAGCCAGCATAAGTGGCAGCTCCACTGGGATCAACACCACGACCTAAAAGTGATTGATAAATAGAATTAACGTCTTGAGGGGTGTTCGTCGGAAGTGCGCCATGAGACGATGCATACTCTTGACTTTTCATTAAATCACTAGCAATGTCTTGTGGTGACCAGCCAGAATAAGTAGCAGCGCCAGAAGGGTCAACGCCACGACCTAAGTATTGTTGATAGAGGGCGTTTATGTCAACGCCACCGCCTTGATCTGGAGGAATATTTTGAACTCTATCTACGTCGTATATTTGAGGTACACCAGTAAAAATGTCACCCCCGCCTTGATCTGGAGGCGCAGCTTCGACAGTAACACTGCTCTCAGGAGCAGGATCATCTACCCACGTTGCACTATCTCCGCTATCTACCCAACCCATTATGCATTCCCTATCGACATGATACCAACCACACTTTTAGCCCAATCTTGCCAAGAAGCAAACCCTCTTGCGTCTGGTATGTTTGAATTACTAAAATATCCAATACCTTGCATTCCAGCTACCCATTCTCTCCAGCGTTCTTCTGGCACTGTTCCAAGTTGTTGCGCAGCGAACAACTCTGCCATCAAAGGACAATACTGATCCCAAGTCATTCCTCTTGGATCATAAGTAACCATTATGGATTCCCCGTGCTACGTTCATCGCCCATATCAGCGGAGAGCAATATGTTGCCTGTTTCGTAATTGCCATTTACAACATTGCTTTCAAAGCGTAAACGCATTTCTCTACGTTGCTCACGCATATCAATTTTAAGCGTTGTTGGAGAAAAAACATAGGGGTCAGAAGTGTCCGAAACATCCGTGGCATACCCTTTACCCGTTACGTAGAGATTCATATCGCCAACTTGATTAAAGTCTGGTTCAACTCGCTCAATACGAATCCATCTGTTTGGTCCTGTTGGGTCATTAGCTCCTGGACCGCCTGTCACCCAACCGATATTGTTCGTCTCGAAATAACTTTGAATTGCACTTTGTTGCGTGGTGTAAATGAGATCAGAACCTGTTTCATGTTGCCAAAGCGTATATGTGTTTGCAGAATTTTCTTCATTACCAGCCCAAATTGGCCTACGGAACACTTCTGTAAATACTCCAGCAGAGCGTCTAGCGCCTAATGCTTCGCCAGAGTCATACCAAACTTGATCTCGAACATTGTAAATAATTGCGTCAGTGCATTCTTCAGCATCACCTTTAGGATAGAACCACCAGATTTCACCCCAGCGTGGTACTTTGCTAACCCAGACTTTTTGCCTTTGATTGTAATTAATATTATCAAAAAAGTAATTAACATTCATGTTGTTCGGAATCTCATTTACGACTCCGTTATACATCAAGAATCGATCAACTCCGCACCAGAAGTAAAGACCGTCATATTCAATAACACAGCTTGAAGATAGAATTGAACTTTGGCTACTAATAATGTCATAGCGCCAATATAAGGTAGAAGCGCCAACAGTAGTAGGAGTGTAACTAACTCGAATTAGAGAATCCAACGACCAAAATAACCCAGAAGGTGCGGTTGTGCCTCCTCTTACGGGAAGTCCTTTTACAATTTTTCCTGTTGAAACATTTGTTTCATTTGCGTCAGCACTGTTCCAATCAAAAAAATTACCAGCCGAGCAGTTTTTAATTAGTCCGTTATTTCCATACACAAATAAATAGGGATGCAACATAACTAACCCGCCTGAAACTTCAATAGGATCACCTGAAGGAGTCGAGCCACTTGTGTCTTCTAAAATAACCATTGCACCGCCAGGAAACGTCCCAGCAAAAACAGGCGTATCTATGGTGTTGTCAATATTAGTTAAATTAAGCCCAGCATGAGCTAAAATTTGCTCCGTTGTATTGTCTGAGTTGTAACCAATGTCAAACTGCCAAAGATTGTTCGGATCAGCAACAAAATCAGTGTTAATTGCAGTAACTGTAATTGCAAATCCCGAACCGCTCCCACCAAGATTAGCGCTTGAAGCTGTTAAAACATCTCCGATTGCGTAATTAGTTCCAGCAGCGACAAGTGTAACTGTTGTAACAGCACCGCCTGAAACAATGATATCCGCTGTAGCGCCTGATCCAACGCCATTGATAAGGGGAACTCCTGTATACGTGGCATTTACATAACCAGAACCACCCACCAAAGAAGCTAGAGTAACAATCGAACCATCAAACCCAATATTGAAAGGACCAGCACCGACTCCGTCATTGTTGTCAGTTTGCCAATATTCTAGCCCGTTGTTGTAACCTGAATAAACATAGTTTAAGCCGTCTTGAGAATTCATAATCATTCCACGAGAAATACCCGAAGAATTTAAAAATATACCTCTATATCCGCCTATCTTACGAGGACGACCACGCTGGAAACGACACCATAATCCATCAACATAACAAGGTGCGTCAAATTGCGTACCATCCCTTTGAATTCCAGGCTTGATATCTAAAGATATGACTTTTGCGGTCATTTAGAATGCACCGCCTGAAATTCCACCTAACGCAGTCACTGCATTCACAACCGAAAGACCTGTGCTACTGATTGTCGCAGCGTTAACACCTGCAGCGGTGAATCCAATTTGATTTGAAGAAGGTAAATACAAACCTGTAGTTAAATTACTTATAAAGTTTAAAGAGGGAGCAGCCGCACTACCTGCAGAAAGCGTTAAACTAGAAAGCACTCCAATTGCAGCGGTACTCGCACTGTATATATTGGTTCCATCACAAATAGCAATAGCAGTTTGATTCTGCGGAAGCGTTAATGTTGATCCACCTACTGCGCCTGTAGAAAATGTAAGTGTATAAGCACCTGTTGTTAAATTGTTTAGTGAATAAAGTTGCACTGTGCTAGGAAGAATAACCGTGCAGTTTGAAACTAACACTCCGATATACTCTTGAATGATGTTTGATGCTTCTGCATTCGTAAGAACAACAGTACCACCTGTCACTGCTCTAGAAAGAATCGTGTAATAAAAATCAGAAGACCGACCATACCCAAAAGTATTAAATCCTGTTGAGCCATCTGAAACAATAACTAATGATTCTGTTAATTGCAATTGAGCGCTAGCATTTCCATCAATGGTGTCTGCACCTTGAGGCGTAAGTGTTAATATGCCTGTACCATTGTTACGAATCATACAAAACCAATTATTACCAACAGTACCAGAATTTGGCAAAGTAATTGTTCCCACGCCACTGTCCCAAACAACAAACTGCGCACGTTGCGTGTCGTCTAAAGTGGTATCTGAATAATATGTTGTTACGTTATAAGCTTGATTTAGCGTTGTGTTTACTGCTTTTAAGCCATATCCAGCAAGCGTAGCTGCGTTTGCAGAACTTGTTCCAGCGCCAAACGTCACTGTCGACCATGTACCGTCGACTGTAGTGTTGTCTGTGATGTAGATATATTCAGCTATTCCTGAAGCAATTGAAACAATCGTATTGCCAGAGCTGTCAACAACAGTAAATGTATTTGATCCTACATTCGTTATTAAAGCACTCTGTCCAGTTGACACTTGCGTCGCCGCTGGCATATACAAATCTAAACTAGCAACTGTGGCGTCAACTTCAATAATATTTGCAACAACGTCATTCGTATTGCCATTAACTGGCCATTGCAGTGTTGTATCAACGGAAATAGTCAGTAATTCATAACCAACTTGACTTGGTTGAATTGTTTGACCTGTAAATGGATTTATATAACTAGGCATAATTAACTTTCAATAGCAATTGTTTGACGATCGCCAACTCGAGTGATGTCTTCTGTTTTTAAAGCACTCATAGCTTGATCATATTTTTGCTGAAAAATTACTCGCTGATCATTTTTCAAAAATGGCATTGCTTGGAGTAATGTTCCAAACAACATCGCATTAGGTGCATTTTGTGTTAGCCAATTGGTTTGGTTCTCAGAAGATAGCGGTGCAATTCTTTCATAAAACAATACTTCAAAATCATAATCCTCATCAGGTGTTGGACCAACTAACCAATGATCATAATCATAATCACAATAATACAGAGGTAATCCTGTGACTGAAATATCAGGAGCATATGATTTTACATACTCATATTTACGCAAATAAACAGGAGTTCTTGAACCGTCAACAACAACATTAAAAGAAACAGTTTTACGCCAACGAGCTGGTTTTTGAATAATAGCGTTGCCTGTGAGCATTGCGCTTTCGACCACTTGCAGTTGCCCAAGTGTTTTTATTTGCTGTGCAATTTCAAATTCGCACATTGTGATAAAAGTTGGAATCTGTTCTGTAGTTGCAGTATCGCTACGCTCTAAATATTGGAGCACAGTGGAGGTGAGTGAATTGTAAGTTAAAACAAATGAAACTGTCATAAGATCACCATTTCTAAGGCTCTTTTTTCGACCTTGTTAACTCGATTTGTCCAACCATTTCCGAATGTTGCCCAAGCAGGAAGACTTTTCATAAAATTTAATCTTGCATTGCAATAATCGTTAATTAACATTTTTAAAGACTCTCCACTAAATTGGGCAACAGCCGCCATCGTAACGCTTCCAAATCCACCGTCAGGGTTTGTGCCTACTTGAGTTTGCAAGAGTTTGATTGCCCGTCCTGAACCTGAATTAACTGCCACGTCGAACACACAATAATCTAACCCTGCTTGAAGTTCATCAGCTCTTACAGCGTCCCAATATCTCTTTTTATATAGTGGCGCAACCATAGCAGGAGTAAGTTCTTGCATTTCTTTTTCAGAAACAGGATGTCCGACGTAAGCTTCCCAAGTGGCTTTTGTTACTCCGAGATTCGTCATGCCTCCTGGGTCTTTTGGATTATTCACAAATCCACCTTCATCTTGCAGAAGATCTTGTAGAGATTGGTCAAAGTTATTTTGCATACGGATCATTTTGCCTTGACAGGTCCACCAACAGGATAAGTAGCGCCTACTGGTGCATCAGTGATAACCTTTGTGCCAATAGATACAGCAGTAGCATTCCAAGGAGATTCATTTAATGGTCCATAGCATTTAGCCAAGGTCACTCCATTAATTTTCTTAAGCTCTTTAACGCAAGGGAATGACCACATATTGCTCATTCCTCCGTTGCCTGCGGTAGTTGTAAAAATTCGATGAACAGGTGGCGAATTCTCCCATGTAGGTGCTTGCGGAAAGGTTGCTGGGTTACCAAACAATGACCAAACTTTACCTGTTGGAGCATCACAACTACCATTCATTAAGTCTAAATTAGCAATACTCTGACCTCTGAGTACGGGGCATATAGCCACACCTTCTTTAAATTCTTTGCCTTGAACTGTTATCGTTTTACCTGTTGGCGTAGCGGAAGAAGCAGCGCATAAGGCGTATTCGCCATTGCATATAGCTAAGGTCTGAGCTGTAACAGAGCCACAGAAAAATAACCCAATTAAAAGAAGTTTATTTTGCATTGAAAATCCCTATCTGCTCTTTAAGCCAACCCTGAAGGCTGACCAGTTGTTGAGTCGTTATTGCACACTTTTCAATAAAGGCAGGGTCAGAGGGGGTGCCATCAATGCTACTGGTGGATTTGGAAACTGTGCTTGTTTCACTGGTACTGGGGAAGCGCACGCCACCATAAGTACGCTTGATAAGAGCAATGCGGTTTTCATAATCATTTTTGACCTTTTCATTAACTTGAGTGGCTTCTTTGGCTTTTGATTTATTTTCTGCTTCTTGAAAAGCAGCGGCGGCTTCTGCTTTAGCCACATATGCATCGTACTTAGCTGATTCGTATCGACCATAGCCTAATCCTGCTACTGCAAGCACGGCGCAAGCAGCGTAGATATAAACGGAGATAGGCAATGGAAACATACTTAACTTACACTTCTAATTGTGAAGGCAAAAGTAGCTGGATAGTTTTTGATATAAGCTGTATTGTCGTGCCACTGATCAGGCGTAATAAAAGCTGGATCAACTAAAGCTCGAATGTTATGCCCAAAGTTAAAACAGATCATTTTGCCAAATAGCGATTGATAAGAATTAAACTGCCACAAACCATGACCTTGCACTCGAATGGTTCCAGCGTTATTAGCACCGCAATCAATTTTGCCTTGATAAGTCATACCTGTAGAACCGTCAAAAGTTTTTACTGCAAAGCCATAGAATGGGTTACGCCAGAGCCACTGTATTTTCGACCACCAGCAAGGGTTATGCTCAGCTCTAAAAGTTTGATCGCCGTCTAAGCTGTTATCAGGGGTTTGAAACCAAGACAGCCATGAGAATAAACGTGGACCTGATTCCCAGACTGTACCGTTATTGCACCACCCAATTTGGGAGGAATACAGGATTCCGATGATGAATGCTAATGGGAAAGTCAGCACAACACCAATCAGGTTAACAGGTACAAGTACAAACCAATACAAGAGTTTGTTCATTTTTCATCCAATGGTAAGGTGGTATAAAAACGTAGCACTGCACAGATAACTCCTATAACTATGAAGATAGATCCGTAATATTTTGGATCAATAATATTTTGTATGTAAGAAAAATTGTCATATAAAGAACCAAGAATGACCATGGCGAGCGAAAACCACATCGTTCGAGAATGTATAGCGCCATGCATCGTTTTGGTCATTTGTCTGCTTTCTGATCTAACTTATCAAAAATTTTATCTAAGACGCCTTCAATTCTGGTAAGTCTTGTATCTAAATCGATTTTTCTAACATAATTTTGGGGCAGGTCGATACGTATTGCATTGACGTCATTTTTAAGCGTTTCTACAGAGTCATAAATAACTCGAGCAAACCACCCCAAAATGCTAAGGAAAGCTCCCGCAATTAAATTGATAAACATTTGCCAATCCATATCAGCTATTTTCTTTTTTCATTTGAGGAACTGCTTGCTGATGAATATCATTTATAACAGGAGCAGATTGAGAAAAAGGCAGTTGACCGAGCAGCGTCAACAGCGCATTCAAGTCTTCTAGTGTGAAGGAAAGGTTAATTTTTTCTTCAACCATTATGCGACCTCAGATTCTTTCCAAGATAGAGTTGCTTCATCCCATTCATATGCGCCTTCTGGCTTTGGTGTTGGTGCTTCCCAGATATAACTATCTTGGTTTAATGTCCAGCTAGGAAAAGGACTAGGTGCTGCAAAACCTGTGCCGTCATAAGTGTAGCCAACTCCAGCATAGTTCTTATTTAGAGCAACTCCACCATCAGGCTGACCATCAGCGCCATAATGGACACCGCCTCTAGTGTTATAGCTGGTCTGAACCCAACCATGACCTAATACTGCGCTATCAATAAAGTCTTGTTCAGCAACAATGACTTGGACTACTACTCCATTTTCTACTTTTCCGAAGTGTGAAATTTTAGCTCTCCTTTAATTTAAATTAAATGGTGCAACAACAGATGTAGTAACACTATTATTGTTTGTGATGCTGTAAGCATTTGTGCTGTTATCAACAATACTTGAGTTTTGTAATGTTAATAATTGTGTGCCAGAAACCGCAGTTAAAGGTTTTGTTGGTGGAGTAAAGTTAGCTGTATATAAAGCAGTTCCAACAATAGACCTTAAATTAGAAATAGCGCCATTAACATATCCTGTTCCTAAATCAGTTCCAATAGCAGTAGCACCACTCAAGAAATTATAAGCAGTTGTACCACTAACTTGCAATATTCCATTGTAAAAAATATAAGCAGTTGTTCCAGACCTAGTTACTGCTATATGTGTCCAAACTCCTGTTGCTGGTTGATTTGCAGTAGATAATAAGTCGGAAACACTATAAGCTCTTAATACAAAATTAGAACCATTTTTACCAATAAAAATTCCACCAGTTACATTGGTAATAACTACAGGCATATAAGTTGGAATTGATGTTGGGTTTAACCAGCACTCAAAAGTAAAATCACCCGTTCCATAAGTTAATGGCCCAGCAGACAAACTTAAATATTGATTGCTACCATTAAAATTTCCAGCATAAGTTACATTGCCTTTTAAACTTCCACTGCTAGTAAATGAATGTATAGTATTTCCACCGCTTGTAGTTACTGTGCCGCCTGAGAATTGTTGGCTACCAGCATAGCTAATGATTACAACACCGCTACCGCCAGCGCCAGCTGGACTATTTGTGCCTACTTGGCTATCAACTCCACCTCCACCTCCACCAGTATTAACAGACCCGCTAGTTGCTGTT